TTAGCCCCAGATCGCGTCTCCCAGCCGGCCCGGCACCGACTCCCACCGGTCCTGCAGCGACTTCATGATGGCCTGCTCCATCGGAACGGTGACGCTGCTGTAGACGCCCTCGACTCCCGGCACCTCGTGCCCCATGCGCGTCTCCACCGCGAACCGGCTGTGCCCGTCCTCGTCAAGCCACGCCTTCGCGCTGTGCCGCACAAGGTAGAGCCGCTTCCCGGCGAACGCCGGCACGGCAGGCAACGCCGACCGGTCGCCAGTCGGCCGAGCACCTTCCCCTGCCTTCGTGCCGTCGGCGATCTGCCGCCAGTACCGGTAGTTGAAGTTCGTCGACCTCAGGTTGCCGCCGGTCGGCGTGCAGAGCACCGTGTCGAAGCTGTGCTCCTTCAGGAGCTTCTCCAGCATGTCCGCCAGGAACGGCGGGATCACCAGCGACCGGTAGGACTCGTACTTGGGAGGAAAGAACTGCAGAACCCGGTTCGCGTACTGGCACTGCCGCTCGACGCGGATCGCGGGCATCAGCCCTTCACCCTTGCCGTACCGCTCTATGTCCTCCGCGTATCGGTCGGACTCCTCCGGGTCCAGCCGCAAGTCCGACCCGGGCCACGTCGGATAGCAGAACTCCCGCGTGAGCCCGAAGAGTTCCGCCGGCCGCATGCCGGTCGTGGCCATCGTCCAGATGAACACGTACCCGGCCGGCCCGATGACGGTGTGAGCGTTGCGGGCGAGCGCTTCGATGATGGTCGGGTCGGTGTCCTTCTTCCGCTCCCGCTTCTTCTTCGTGTACTTGCCGCGGCGGCGGTGGCGTTCGACGGGGGAGGTCTTGCGGAGCTCGGCAGCGACGGCATCGTCCATGGCCATGCTGAAGACGTTGAGGATGGACTTGCGGCTGTTCTCGCTCGGCAGGACGGCCTTGAGGTGCTTCTTCAAGGCCCGGTGGTCCATGATGCCGAGGTCACCGACGGTCCTGTTCTTGAAGAACGGTTTGATGTGCACCCGGATCGCGGACTCATACGTGACAAGCGACCGGTGTGCCAGGTCGAGCGAGGCGTACCAAGCGTCCAGCCAGTCGGCGAGGAGCATGGCGCCGTCGCGGTTGGTGATGTGGGTGCCGTGGCGGACCTCGTACTCCATGTCCTGGCCGTGCTGGAGCGCTGCGTCCTCGTCGGTGAAGCCACCCTTGGACTCGTAGCGCTTCCGGCCGTTGGCGTGGTGCTCGCCGGTCCACCACTTGACTCGGCACGTTTCTCCGCGCCACTCAACGTGCGGCATGGGGCCTCCCATGGTGGGCGTGGTGTCCGGCTAGCTTCCCCGCTGCCGGACCACCCGCCTGACTGCTTCAATCCGGTTTGCCCATTGGGCAGTTACCGCATTCCGAGCAGTCTCCTCCTTCGCGCCGGACCAGTTCTCGCATGACGGCCCTGACTGCCGGATCACGCTCGAACCTGGGCGCTGCTACACAGACGATCTTCTCAGATGTACGGCCCACCCAGGCGTAGAACTCCGGGCCGTAGTCCCTCAGTATCAGATCACCGTGCATCACCATGGTCCCCCCTTCGGGACGGGAGACCCCCCAAGGTGTGGTGTTGACTCTGCCACGTTCAGGGCCAGTTGGGGCCGGGTCGGAGCGATGTTGACGGCGGAAATTCCGTAACAAAGCACTTACAGGCAAAAGGTTGTAGTCCAAACGGGTGAATCTTGCGTCAAATGATCCCCTTAGCTTCGAGATCTTCGATGATGCGGGCGCTCAGGGCGCGGATCTGCGGCGCGTCCAGGTCTGTCACGCCGATGGATGCACTCTCGACCACCTGTCGGACTACTGCTGCCCGGTCCACGCCATCGGCGATGACGACGTTCGGGGCGGTGTCGGAATCGCTGGCACGCACCGGGCGCCCGCCCTCGGCGATGGCGTCGCAGCTGCCGGTGGCCCAGCCCAGGGCGTGGTCGATCTTGGCGTAGTTCAGTGAGCGAACGGGGTTCGCCTCTTCGACGCGCTTCCAGGTGTCTTTGGCGATACCAGCTTCGGTGGCGGCCTTGGTTCTCGCGAGACCGAGTTGGTGGCGGCGGGCCTTGACGGCTTGCGCTAGGCGTGTGAGGTCGCGGGGTGGCATGACCCCCATCTTGGCAGGGCCAGGCGGGGCCAGCTAGGACCGGCCGCCAGTACGGCTTGAACTTTGACAAGCGTCTGACGTGCACGAATGCGCCGGGCGTGAACTCGGCGCGCCTTCGAAGGTCATCTAGGGCTAACTGACAGGCAACTGGAGCTAGACAGGAGGGCTAACTAGGGATAGCTTCATGGCATGCGCCAACCCCAACCCACCTTCGAAGTGGACGGGGCGGAAATCCGCCACCGCCGCATGCAGATGGGCCTCGAAATGACCGAGCTGGCCGAACGCGTGGGCATAAGTCGGCGCTACCTCAGCCACCTCGAAAACGGCACCCGCACCCGCATGAGACCGCGCCGATACGCCGCCCTCTGCAAGCAGCTCGACGCGCACACCGAAGACCTCCTCGCCCCACAGGGGACCCAACCACTTAAGGAGTGACATGCCCGGCGACAAGTACGAGAAGTACGGCCGCCCGATTCCCCCCGCCGACCCGAACCAGGAGTACATGACCGTCCAGGAGACGGCCCACGTCCTGAAGGTGTCCGTGTCCTGGCTCCGTCGGTTCCTGCGGGACCACCCGAAGCTGCACTCCCGGCTCGGCCGGCGAATCGTCACGGACCGGGCTGACCGGGCTGCGATCTACGGGGCGAAGCGCCTGGGCGGCACGGCTCACCGAGGGAGCAAGCGTCGTCCGGCTCGCCGGCCGAGCACCTCGGTGCACACGACGCCGCTGAAGTCCGCTGCCTGAGCAGCTGTGAGGCCGCCCCCGTAACGCCAAGTCCGGGAACGGCCTCGTGATCCACCCACACCTCTCTCCGAAGAGAAGGGCAGACCATGCCTGCATCATCCACTAGCCCGCGTGAGGTCGTACAGCTCGACCTGTCGGCGGGTTCCATCCAGACCACTCTGATCGACGGGGTTCCGCACATCGTGCTGAAGCCGGCCGTCGAGGAGCTCGGGCTCGCGTACTCGCCTCAGCTCCGCAAGCTCAAGACTCGCTCGTGGGGAACCGTGACCGAGACGGTCACGGTTGCCGAGGACGGCAAGCCGCGCCTGATGTCCGTCACGACGGTCCGCAGCTTCCTGATGCTCATGTCGAACGTCAACGAGAACCGTGTCGCTGACGAGGTCCGCCCGACTCTGATCGCTTTCCAGAACGAGACCGCGGACGCGATCGAGGCGTACTGGACGCAGGGCGGTGCGATCAACCCGCGGGCGTCGGAGACGCAGCTGGACTCGCTGATCGCTCGGGCGAAGCAGCAGGCCGAGGTGCTGTCCATCCTGTCGGGGATCGTCTCGCCGGTGTGGCTGGAGACGAAGGGCCGCCTCGTTGCCGCCCGCGCCCTGGGTGAGGAGCCGGAGGTCGACCCGCTGGATGTCCCGCTGTACGTCCCGGACTTCCTGAAGGGCCTGGGGTTGAAGCGGAAGCAGATCGAGTCGGTGCAGTCCTGGTTCGGCCGGCGTGCCGTGACCATCTGCGACGAGCTGAACATCGACGCCCCGGAGAAGCGGCAGTCGGATCTGCCGAATGGCACGGTGCGTGAGACGAAGGCGTGGACGGAGCGGCACCGGCCGGTGTTCGAGCTGACGTGGGCCCGCCACTACGCGGCGGACTTCCCGACGCAGACGGTGTTGCCGTCGATCCCGTCGCAGCGTGAGGCAGGTGCCCTGTGAGCGCCCCGATGACGCACGCCGGCCCGAAGGCGTGCGGTACGTGCAAGGCCCTCGTTCGGGACGGCAAGCCGATCGAGCACGAGCAGTGCGCCGCCCGCGCGGTGCTGCTCCTGCCGCCGGACCAGCCGATGTACGAGGACCTCGTCGACCTGACCGACGAGCAGCGCAAGGCGCTCCCGGCCCGGTTCCACACGCCCGTCTTCGACGGCCTTGGCCAGCCGAACTTGTGGCTGTGCCAGGTGTGCTGGGGCGACGGCTGGGTTTCGCAGTGGCCGTGCGGCCCGGCGCAGGAGAAGGGCGCCATGGTCTTCGTGTCGGAGGGGGCGGCGGCGGACATTGCCACCGAGCTGGTCCGACTGCGGGCCCGGGTCGCCGAGTTGGAGGCGCGGCCGTCGCCCGCCACGGTGCTGCGGCAGGTGGCCGACCAGTGGGCTGCCCACTGCCCCGAGCACTCCGACGCCGAAGACGTGTGGATGGACTGCCCGGAGGGCTGGGTGTTCGAGCTCCGCCGCACGGCCGACAACCGGGCCGAGGGCGGTGCCCTGTGAGCGCCCGCGAGAACCTGCTAGACGCCATCGGTTTCGCCGACGCGATGAACCTGGGAAGCGAGCCCGAGTGGCTGATCGACGCCTACCGCCTTGCGGTGATCGCTGAGCGGGACGCCCATATCATCGAGTGGCTGACGAAGAAGGCGCATGAGGAGGGCACCTCCAACAAGGAGCGCCGCACCCGCGCGGATGCCCTCTTCCGCATGGCCGACAAGCTGTCGCGCGGTGCCGTCCGTCCCCCGCTCTCGAAGGGGCCGGCCCCGGTCATCGAGCTCAGCAAGGCCGAGCAGCAGTTCCTCACGTTCGCTTTGGAGCTGGCCGCCGACCAGATGGCTTCGCGGGGCGACGAGTTCGACGACGCCGACGAGGCCGCGTTGGAGAGGCTGCGCACGCTCACCGGCGAGGTGACGTCGTGACTGCCGCCGACCTGTCCCGCGTGGACGTGCCGCTCGCCGACGTGGAGCTCCAGACCGCGTGCGAGACGACGCGTAAGGCCCTGGCGAGGACGAACTCCCCGTCGGACCGGATCGCCTACGCGAACGACCTGTTCCTCCTGACCCACCCCGAGGCGTGCGCCACGGACGCCGACTACCCGCACTGGGTGGCAACCGACCTCGCCGAACAGATCCGCATCAGTGACGACCACCGGAGGACCCGATGACCACCATCACGCTGTCGTGGGGCGACCGCCCGATCGACCTGGAGACCGCGGACGGCCGGACGTTCCTCCGACTGGGCCAGAACCTGCGGGTCGACGTCACCGACGCATCGCCCGCCCAGCTCGACCGGCTCGCCGAGGTGGCCGCCGACCTGGCCGACCACCAGCGGGACCGCTACCGCGCCGCCGAGGTGGCCGACGAGGTTGCCGCGGAGGACGGTCACCGGTTCGTCGGCGTCCCGTTCCAGCGGACTGCGGCATGACTCCCCGCACGGAAACCGTGGCCGTCTCCCACTACTTGGTCGACTCCCCGGTCATTACCGGCCCGGTCGCCGACACGCTCGTCCGGTCGCTGCACCTCGACCGGCCCCGGGACCTGAAGGCGGAGCGGGACTACGCGGACAGCGTGACCGCCGGGTACGTCTCCCTCCCCGCCGGCTGCTCGATCCCCGGGCCGGAGCCGACCGCCCACGAGCTGAACAGCATCTGGGCCGAACTCGCACCCAGCCCGCTCGACGGGTTCAGCCGGCTCCTCCGCGACACCGCCTCGTGAACGTCACCGCCACCGTCATCGGCGTCATCTTCTGCGTGATGGCGGTGGCCCCCAGCCTCACCCGGAAGGCCAAGCAATGAGCAACGTCATATCCCGCCTGCACCGTGACCACCGGCCGAAGCACCGGGCGGCCGACAAGTGCAAGGTGCTCGCCGCCCAGGCGGGCCGGCTGACGGAGAAGCTGCAGCACGCGGACGCCATGATCCGGCGGCTGATCAACCAGACGTCGGATGCGAACCGGGCCCGCCAGGCGGCGGAAACCCGGCTCAAGTTCGCGGAGGACGTCATCACGATCCGCGACGGTCAGATCCGCGACCTGCAAGCCATGATCCGGGACCTCGAAGCGGCCCGAGGCGAGGCGCCCACGGTCACCGGTTCAACAGCCGACCGGTTCGAAGCGGGCCCCGTGATCCGTCTCGGCGCCCGCACCCCGGATCACGTGCCGCCGGTGGACTCCGAAACCACCCAGCGCATCCCGCTCGACCAGCTGCCGACCACCGCAGCCGCCTGAGACCCGCCGGGCCGGCGGATGCCACCGGCCCTCGGCCCGGCGCACCAGATCCCAACAACGAGAAGGGAGTGAACGATGGCCATGCGATGCGCCGAATGCAACAAGGAAGTCCAGAAGTGCAGGCGGGATCGTTGCGACAGCTGCTACCGCCGCCACGTCAAAGCCCTCAAACAGGCCGGTGAATTCACCCCACTGAGCTCCGGGCATCAGGCCCGGCCCGCGATCGAACGACTGCTTTCCAAGGTTGACGTGGCACCTAGCGGGTGCTGGCTGTACTCGGGACACCTAGACCCTCAGGGATACGGGCGGATCACCGACGACAACGGGAAGACCTCCTCGGTCCACCGGATGTCCTACGTCCACCACAGCGGCCCAATACCTCCCGGCCTCCAGGTTGATCACGAGTGCCACAACTTGGACATCGAGTGCGTGGCTGGCCCGAGATGCGTTCATCGGCGTTGCATCAACCCCGAGCACCTGAGGCTCGCCACGCCTCGGGACAACATCCTCCGGGGGCGAACTGTGGCTGCAGGCAATCGGGCCAAGACCCGTTGCCGTCAGGGCCACGAGTACACGCCGGAGAACACCCGGGTCCTGCCGAGCGGTCGGCGAATCTGCCGGGCCTGTCAGCAGATCTGGTCCAAGTCGCGACCAGCGAAGGGCCTGACTCCGAGGATGACGCACGGCAAGCGCAGCACCTACACGCAGGGACAGTGCCGCTGCGAGCCCTGCAAGGCGGCGGAGCGAGCCCATTGGGCCGCCAGGTGTACCCCGGTCCGATCGCCCCGTGCGCCAGCCGACGACGTACCTGACACCCCTTGATTCCTCAGAGCATGCGCCCCCGCCGAGGCGAATTCGGCAGGGGCGTCCACCACCAGCATCCCAGAGAAGGACGCCATGGACCTCAGCACCCTCGACCAGGCCACCGAGCCCGCACCCGGCCTCGTCGTCTTCCGTCTCGACCCCAACCACCAGCCGCACAACCCGCAGCGGTGGCGCATCGGCCACAAGGCCAGCGGGCTCGCTATCGCCGACAGCATGCAGCACGAGAACGCCATCAAGGGCGCGGAACTCCTCGGCGCCCTGACCGACTGGACGCAGGACGCCGACACCGTCAAGGCCGCCATCGACCCGACGGACATGTTCATCAAGCTCAGCTTCGTGTGGTGCATCGAGCCCGGCACCGATCCGCTGGCCCCTGGGGCGGACGCGAGCCGCAACGGCACGTACACCGACGCGGACATCGAGTCGGAGGCCGCCGAGTTCAAGGCGGACGGCTACAACGCCCACGAGATCTTGCTCGCGATGTCGCACCGGGTGCCGTGGATGGGCCTCGACACCGAGGACTTCAACGAGGCGCACAACCGCATTGCGACCCTCGCCGACGCCAACTAGCCCGCCTCACACGGACGCCCCCGCCGAGGCAAGCGGGCGGGGGCACCCAACCCCATCATCCCAGGAGGACCCCCGTGACCCAGATCAGCTTCCCCCTCAACAAGGCCGATGAGGCCCTCGACCAGTTCCTCAACGACGGCGACCGGGAGCGCAACGGGCGGCGCGTGACCCGCATCGTTCTCGACGGCGACGACCAGGACTGCCTCGCAGTCATCCTCGACCCGGCCGAGCACCAAGAACTCGTGGAGGCCCACGCTGCGTTCCAGCGTTCGCAGGAGCCGCAGCACGCCGCCGACCTCCCCGCCGGGTTCCGCCCGTACATCCACTCCCCGAATGCCACCGGCGACCGGCTGCTCCCCACCGAGCCCCTCCGCGAGCCCCTCGCCCACGCCATGTACGGCAAGCCGCACAGCAAGCTCACCGAGGACGAGAAGGCGACCATCATCGGCGTCTCCATCAACATCCTGCTCCGCGTCACCCTCGACGAGGACACCCAGGGAGCCGTCCCGATCCTGATGGTCTCGCACGCCAAGGACGACCCGGAGCCCCGCCAGTTCTGGCAGCTCGCCTACAAGACCGACACCGACGGCCTGTTCCTCCGCGCGGACGGCAACGGGTTCTTCGGTGCGGAGTGGCAGATCGTCACCGGGTCCGGGCTGAAGCTCCTGTCCGGTTGGTTCACCCGCGAGGACGCCGGGCTGGCTGCTGCTGCGATCGGCCGGGTGCTGCCGTACATCGACTGGATGTCGGCCACGTCGGAAGACTTCACCGACGCGTCGAAGAAGGCGCTGGCCGCCACGGTCCGCCGCTACCACTTCGCCGGGCTCCGCGAGGACCAGTCCGAGCCCGAGCCGCTCGCGACCACCTGACCCACCCCCGGCAGGCGTCTGAGCCCGGCTCCGTCTGCCCGCTGCGGGCCGCCACCACCGGGCGGCCCGCAGCAACCCACCCAGGAGAACCACATGAGCATGACCTTCACGCCCGGAAAGCAGCCCCTCCCCCTGGCCGCAGTCGACCTGGAGACGACAGGGCTCGACCCTGATCGTCACGACGCCTGGGAGATCGCCATCGTCCGCCGCGGAGCCGACGGGATGGTCAATGAGCACCTGTGGCAGAAGCGGCCCAGCGAGCAGGCGCTCCTGGAAGCGCAGCCCGAGGCCCTCAACATCAACCGGTACCACGAGCGCATGGTCGTACCTGAGGGCGCTTTCGCGCTCGATATGACTGGCGCCGACGGCACCACGCCGATCACCCTTGGTGAGCTGGTCAAGCAAGTTCACGGACTGCTCGACGGGGCGATCTTCATCGGGTCGAATCCCGGCTTCGACGCCGGGTTCCTCCGCAAGATGCTGGCCGCCGCACCGTGGCACTACCGGCCGATCTGCGTCGCAACTCTGGCCGCCGGCTTCCTCTACTCGGCCGAGCCGACTGAGATGCCCGACTTTGGCCACCCGTTCTCCACCGGGCATGTCTCCCGCCACATGGGCGTGCGCCAGCCCGGCCCGGGAGAAGCCCACACGGCCCTAGCTGACGCCCGCTGGGCTTTCGACCTGTACAACACGGTCCTCTCCAGCCCGGGAGACCGGGAGCGCTACCGGGTCAACCTCACGGACGGCGCCCGGTGACCGCCACCGTCGAGGAGGCCGAGGTCATCCCCGGGGTCTACGACATCCCCACCGAGCAGTACCACGGCGACCCGATCCCCGGCGGCAGCCTCTCGTCGACCGGCGCCCGCACCCTCGTGAAGGCGCCGGCGAAATTCCGCTACGACCTGGACCACCCGGAGCCGTACAAAAAGGTCTTCGACTTCGGCACTGCTGCTCACAAGCTGGTCCTCGGAGATGGTCCCGAGCTGGTCCTCGTGGACGCGGCCCGCTGGGACACCAAGGAGATCAAGGCCCGAATCGTCAAGATCCGCGAGGCCGGGAACATCCCGCTCAAGAAGCCCGACCTGCAGCGCGTCCAGGACATGGCCACCGTCCTTAGCGAGGACCCCGAGGCCGCGGACCTGCTGCACCCCGACAGTGGCATCGCCGAGCAGTCCATGTTCTGGCGGACCGGCAACGTGTGGTGTCGCAGCCGCATCGACTGGCTCCGCGAGGACGGAATCGTCGACTACAAGACAGCCCGCTCCGCCCACCCTGACGCCATCGAGAAGGCGGTCGCGGAGCACGGCTACCACGTCCAGGACGACTGGTACCGGCGTGGTGCCGCTGCCCTCGGAGTCCTCCCGCGGGACACCCCGTTCCACTTCATCTTCCAGGAGAAGGAACCGCCGTACCTCGTCACGGTGGCCCGCCTCGACCTCTGGCGGCACATCGGTCACCAGGTCAGCGAACAGGCCCTGTTCCTCTACGACCACTGCCGCACCACCGGCCACTGGCCCGGCTACACCACCGACGTCGCATACATCTCACCGCCCGCCTGGCTCGACCGCCAGTACGCCTAGGAGCACACCATGACTCTCCCCGCACCCAGCCGCATCGGCCGCCAGCAGGCCACCTCCGACGAATACGACGACGGCCCGTTCACCTTCCGGCCCGCTACGAAGGACGGCTTCACCGCCACCGTCGCCATCCAGGGTCCGTCTGGCTCCGGGAAGACGTGGACCGGGCTGTCCATCGCCAGCGGCCTCGCCGAAGGGGAGCGCTTCGCGGTCATCGACACCGAGCGCGGGGCCGCAGCCCTCTACGTCAACGACCTGGGCGTCGCCTTCGACACCCTGCCCATGCACCGGTACGACCCGCGGGACCTCCAGAAGGCCCTCGCCGCAGCAGCCCAAGCCGGCTACCGGGTCGTGATGGTCGACTCCCTGTCCCACTTCTGGAAGGGCACCGACGGAACCCTCGACCAGGTCGAGAAGGCCAAGTCGAAGTACGGCGGCAACAAGTTCGCCGGCTGGAAGGACGGCACCCCGCTCCAGAACGACATGATTGAAGCGCTCATGTCGTACCCGGGGCACGTCGTCGTCACCATGCGGTCCTACGTGCACTGGGTCCTGGAGAACGGGTCGCCCGTCAACAAGGGCATGCGCGCCGAGCAGCGCAAGGGCATCGAGTTCGAGTTCGGTGTCGCCGCCGAGATGGACGAGAACAACCGGCTGCGGTTCATCAAGTCCCGCTGCCCGTCCTTCCGTGGCCTCGTCCTCAACCAGCCGCACGGCGCGAAGGACATCGCCAAGCCGTACCTCGACTGGCTGCGCGACGGTGGCAAGGAGGCCGACCCGAGCGTCTGGATCGACGCCGCGAACGCACCTGACGCCACGCCGGACGGGCTGCTCGCCCTGTACCGGGAGGTCGAAGCGGCCAGGGCTCTCGCCACCCCGCTGCTGCACCCGGACACGGGGGCGCCGATCAGCCTCGGCGAACTCATCAAGGAGCGCGGTACCGCGCTCAAGGCGGCGTCCGCCGCCTAACTCACAGCCTCGGGGCCGTCCCGCCCGCCGCAAACAGGCGGGGCGGCCCCACCTTCCAGCACACCACACGCCAGGAGGAACCCGTGAAGCCGTTCAACGACCGAGCTGCACTCCAGCTGTTCAACGTCTCCGGTATGGATATCCGCTTCGGCATAACGGAGGACAACCGTCCTTACGCAGTCGCCGCTGACTACGCCAAGGCTCTCGGATACCGAGACGCGGAGAAGGCCACGCGCCTCTTGGACGAGGAGGAGAAGGGTACCCAGATTGTGGGTACTTCGGAGAGTAGTGGGCGTATTACACAACGTCCCGTATCGGTGATCTATGAGGACGGACTTTGGGAGCTGATCTTCCGCAGCACCCTCCCCGGCGCCAAGGCGATCAAGAAGCAGGTCAAGCAAATCCTCAAGGAGATCCGCGAGACCGGCCAGTACGTAGCCGTTGCACCGCCGCTGATGGGCGGCGGAACCGTGCCATGGGAGCACGCCGCAGCCGTCGCCCGTAGCCACGGTCTCAAGGTCGATGCTCACGGCTTCAAGGCCCTGCTCATCTCTGGCGGAGTGCTGACCACCCGCAACGGCGCCCCGCGCCGGAAGTGGGAGTACCTGTTCTGGCCCGTTCCAGACTCCCCGCGGTGGGAGGTGCGCACAGTTGTGCTGCCCCAACTCGTGTACTTCGCAGCTCAAGTTCGCCGTGAGCTCGCGCTGGCTGAACGCGCCCTGCAGATGTCGCTGCCGTTCCCCGTCGCTGGCCCGACCCGCGACGAGCTTGGTGGTGCCTCATGACCCGCCGCCTGTCCGTCGCTGAACGCCACGCCGCCGCCGAGAAGGACCTCCTGCTGGAGGACATAGCCGACCAGTCCGCCTGGGACCAGTTCCTCGTCGAGCAGGCCGTGTTGACCTTCGGCCGGCTCCACAACGACTTCTCGTGCAACGACCTCCGGGACGTCCTCCCGGAGATGGGGCACGGCTTCCTCGGCGCAGCCATCAACTCACTGCGCCAGGGCGGCATCATCCGCCACACCGGCCGGTCCGTGCCCTCCACCTCCCCGGCCACCCACGGACACCGGCTGGCCGTCTGGGAGCTCACCGACAAGGGCAGCCGCCTCGCCGCCGAGCGCACCGCCCGAGCCCGGGGGAGTGCGGCATGACCGACCTCGACACGATCCTCGCCGCCGGCCAGGCCCTCGCCGCGGTCCACGGCGCCGTCGACCAGACCATCAACGCCGCCCTCTACTACGGACCTGGAGTCCTCGTCACCGCCGCGGCGTACACCGCCTGGCGCACCGGGCAGTGGACCGTCCGCCGCTACGACCAGCTGGTCCAGGACCGGGCCGACCGGCGCGAGTACACCGCCCGCGCATACCGGTTGTGCCGCGTCGCCGACAGTGCCGACGCCGTCATCGCCCTCGGCGACAACACCGTCATCGAGTACCTCGACAACAAGTACGACACCACCCCAGACCTCGCCCCGGAGGAGGGCCGATGACCACCACAGCCCGCCGCAGCCGACCCCTCGCCCCCCACGGCACCTACTCCCGAGCCAACGGGCAGCACGGCATCCGGCCGCCCTGCCACTGCGAGCCCTGCCGCACCACCCGCAGCCGCGTCAAGAAGCAGCAGCGACTCAACCGGCACCGCGGCATCCGGCCGCTCGTCGACGCCGCGCCCACGGCCAAACGCCTCCACGAGCTCCACGAATCATCCGGCTGGGAGGACATTGCCCGCGCCGCGAAGACTTCCGCTTCCCACCTCAGGGAGATTGCGTCGGGGCGCCTTACGCAGATCTCTCCGAAGACCCAGGCGAAGATCATGGCGATCCGTCCGGCCGTAACCGGCGGGCAGTACATCGACTCCACCGGTACCGTCCGCCGCGTGCGGGCGCTCATCGCCCTCGGCTACACCCTCATCGACATCGCCGAGTCGGCGAACGTCGCCGTCGCCCGTGTCCAGACCCTGGCCGCCGGCTACCCCTCGCTCCGCCGAACCGTCGCCGAACGCATCACGAACGCCTACCAGGAGCTGTCGGAGACATCCGGCAACAACACCAGGGCCAAGAACCGGGCCCGCACCAACGGGTGGGCGCCCCCCGCCACGTGGGATGACGACACCATCGATGACCCGCAGGGCCACCCCGAGTGGACCGGGTACTGCGGCACCGACCGCGGGTGGTGGACCCACCGCCAGCAGAACATCCCCGTGTGCGACGCGTGCGACCAGGCGCACATCCAGTGGAAACGCGACCACCAGCACCTGCCGCGGACCGAGCTCATGGCCAGCCTCAACGCGTCCCGGGCCTCCGCCTCCCAGCGCGGTGAAGCCATCGCCCACGACGGGCGCGAACTGCTCGCGCAGGGCCACACCCCAGAGCAAGCGGCGGCCCGGCTCGGCATCAGCACCGACTACCTCCACCAAGAACTCCGCCGGCACCCCCTCGACGAGCGGCAGGAGATGGCGGCATGAGGGACCTCGACACGTCGTGGCACGAGGAAGGCATCTGCCAGACCACGGATCCGGAGCTGTTCTTCCCGGAGTCAGGCCCCAGCGGCGACGCCATCAAGGTCTGCGCGGGCTGCCCGGTCCGCCGCCGCTGCCTGGAGCACGCGCTCACCGCACCCGAGGACCACGGCATCTGGGGCGGCACCACCCGCAACGAACGCCGGCGCATGAACCAGCAGGCGGCATGACAAGGGCGGGCCACGTGTGGTGGCCCGCCCACACGCACAGCAAAACCCCGCCGCGGCGGGGGAGGGAGGAGGGGAAGTGACGTCAGTCCGAGTCGGTGCCGCGGGCCCGGTCGAGCGTGCCCTTCGGGGCCTTCACGGTGCGCTTCTTCGGTGCGGGCGGCTCGATGCCGTTGGCCTTGCGCCAGGCGTTGACCTCGCGGACGACGTGCATGCGCATGTCGGCGGCGCGCGCGATGCCCTTTTCGGCGCACAGCTGGCCGTATGCGTCCCACGTTTCGTCGTCGATCCGGACCACTCGGCCGGGCTGCCCCTTCGTCGTCATGTCGACAGCGTAGCTGACTGCCGGGTGACCGTGCACCCCTCAGTAGGTGACCGGTCAAAAGGCCTACTGGTGACCGGTCACCTTGCGCTAGAGTCGAAGCACGCCGAGAGGCCCGCCGACGAGAAATCCGGCAGCCACAAGGGCCTGGTTCCGTGCGCCCACTCGGCCCCCATGACCACCTCCAACCAGGGGGACACCTTGACCACCGACACAGCCGTCGAGCTGTTCGCCGGCCCCGGCGGAATGACCCTCGGCCTCCACGCCGCAGACATCCACGGCACCGGCATCGAATGGGACCCCAACGCCGTCGCCACCCGACGCGCCGCCGGGCTCCCCACCATCCACGGGGACGTCCGAAACCACGGACCCCGCGACTTCCCCAACGCCGCCGTCCTCGCCGGAGGACCCCCCTGCCAGACGTTCACCGTCGCCGGGAACGGCACCGGGCGCCTGGCCCTCGCCGGGATCCTCGCCGCGATCAAACGCATGGCCGCCCGCGACACCACCCCCTACTCGTTCGAAGACGACCGCACCGCCCTCGTCCTCGAACCCCTCCGCTGGGCCCTCGAAGCCATCGACACCGGCCGCCCCTACCAACTGATCGTGCTGGAGCAGGTGCAGCAGGTGCAGCAGGTGTGGAACGGGTACGCCGAAGCACTCGCCGCCGAGGGCTACCACGTCGCCACCGGGGTCCTCGCCACCGAGCAGTACGGCATCCCGCAAACCCGCCGGCGGGCCGTCCTCATCGCCAACCTCAACGGCCCCATCGAACTCCCCGCACCCACGCATCGCCCGTACCGCAAGGGCGTCCCCCAGCGCGAAGGCGACGCCCGGCTCCTCCCGTGGGTGTCCATGGGTGACGCCCTCGACCGGCCGCAGCCGTTCACCGTCGTCTCCAACTACGGCACCGGCGGCGACCCCAAGAACCGCGGGCGCCGCACGTCCGCCGAACCGGCGTTCACCGTCACCGGGAAGATCAGCCGCAACCGGATCGTCGACGCATCCGGGGCCGAGCTCCCGCGGTTCACCGCAGCCGAAGCCGGAGTCCTCCAAGGCTTCCCCGGCGACTGGCCGTGGTCCGGCAACGACATCCCGCAGCAGATCGGGAACGCCTGCCCGCCAGCACTCGCCGCGGCGCTCGCCCACGCAAGCCGATCTACTTCGCCGGCCATCGTGGAAGCCGCCGCGTGACCGACCGCCCGGACCCCGCCCCCACCTGACCCGGCCGCGGGCCCCACACCGCAGCCGCCCGAACCTATCCGTACCGCTTGAAGGAGGTTCCCATGAGCGCCGAGGCTATATCCCTTGCCGACCGCGTAGGCGGTGACGTTGGCAGGTCTATCGCGGCCAGCCTCCACCACGTTGAACTGCTGCGCGAGAAGGAAGTCAAGCTCGAAGCCGCACGTCACGAGGCTGAGACCCAGGTCATGCACAGGGTCGGCACCGCTTTCCGCCTCGGAGAGATCGACCACTACCAGCTCGTCGCGATCTACGAGCACTACAAGGCGATGGGTCTCGCGGGCCGGATGCACCGATGGGACGAGCACGTCGGCATCTCGTGGAAGGTCATGACCTACCTGTCCCGGCAGCTGCCGAACGGCCCCGAAGGCAGCTGGATCGGCGAGTACCCCTTCCATGAGACGACCTCGGCTCCGGCCAGGGGGATCGCCGTCGTCTACGTCCTGTTCGACGACCTCAACACCCCCTGCTACGTGGGCTCGACGGACCAGTTCCGCACCCGCATGGCGTACCACCGGCGCCACGGCAAGCAGTTCGTCTCCTGGCAGGCCCATCCCTGCCGTGACCGCGAACACGCCTACGAACTGGAAGACCGCCTACTGCGCCGGCACAAGCCGCGACTGAACCAGAAGGCATCCAGATGACCTAGTCGGCACACCCGCCCCACCTGAGACCTATCCGCACCGCCAGGAAGAAGACCGCCGTGACGCTGGATGCCATGGACTGGGTTTGGAAGCACTCCCGGTCGAAGGGCAACACCCGGATCGCCCTGCTGTTTGTGGCGGACCAGGTGCGCACCTCGGCGGCCGAGGTGCGGCTGGGACACCGCGCCTTGATGGCGGCTATGAACGCCACGTCGAAGGGCACCGTGGAGGCCGCTCTGAAGAAGGCCATGGACCTTGGCGAGTTGGAGGTCAAGGAGGTCGCTTCTGGGCGTCGAGCGGCTGTCTACCGGCTCCCGAAGGCCGTCGGCTACGCCCGGGAAGCTTCCGGTAGTGCCCCGATTTCCGGGGCGCAAGATTCTGGTAGTGCCCCGGAAACTGGGGCGCAAGACGTCAAGACGGCTTCGGATAGTGCCCCGAAAACCGGGGCACAAAGTTCAGCTTGTGCCCCGGTTTTTGACGCTAGTGCCCCGAAAAACGGGGCACCTCCCCATACCCAAACTACGCAGGCTAGTGAGCCCGCCCCGGAGCCCGACGCCTTCACCCGGTGCCAGCCCCTCGTACAGGCGATGACCGAAGCCGGCATCACCGTCAGCTGGAGCATGAAGCCCTCCGACTGGCTCGACATCGCGGCCATCATCCAGCGAGCCGGAGTCCCGGCCATGGTCGCCTTCGCCCGCGATACGAAAGCCACCGCCCGGCAGCCGGTCCGCTACGCAACGTTCTTCCTCCGCGGCGGCTGGCGCGGCCTCCCACCCGCCTCCGCAGTACCCCCGCCGCGGCCCGCCTCCGCCGCCGGGAAGCGCCCGCACTGCGGCCACCCGGACTGTGACCCGATCACCCGGACCCGCGAGATCGAAAACGACCGCGGACTCCGCAACCTCCACCCCTGCCCCGACTGCCACCCCACTGCGAAAGGCCAAGCCGCATGACCGAGCCCTACTGGGAGCCCGACGTCGACAACCTCGACACCAGCGCCCCGCCGCACGACCGCGACGCCGAAGCCGCCGCACTCGGCTCCATGCTCCTCAGCCTCAACGTCATCGACCCCATCGCCGCGGTCCTGTCCTCCGCCGAAGACTTCTACGTCCCCCAGCACCAGATCATCTACCGGGCCATCACCGACCTCTACAGCCGCACCCGCGACCCGAAGATCGACCCCATCACCGTCGGTGCGGAACTCCTCGCCACCGGCGAACTCGGAAAGATCGGCGGCGCCCCCTACCTCCACACCCTCGTTGCTGCCGTCCCCACCGCGGCAAACGCCACCTACTACGCCGAGATCATCCGCGAACGCGCACAGCTCCGAACCGTCCTCGAAGCAACCCGCCGCGCCACCCAGCGCGCCCTCACCGCCGCCCTCACCGCCCGAGAAATCCTCGACGCCGCCATGGCCGACCTCCAGGCCGCCGCCACCGGCACCGCCACCACCAACGTGCGGCTCGCCGTCGCCGACCGGTGGATGGGCTTCGTCGACGAACTCGAAGCCGGCACCGACCCGCGTGCCCTCGACACCCCCTGGACAGACCTCAACGACGTCATCGAGCTCAAGCCCGGCCAGCTCATCACCGTCGGCGCCGCCACCGGAGGCGGCAAGTCACTCCTCGGCATGAACCTCGCCGCACACGTCGCCCTCACCCGCAGCAAGCCCGCCCTCGTCGCCTCCATGGAAATGGGCGGCAGTGAACTCATGGCCCGCCTCACAGCCGCCGAAGCCGGAGTCGTCCTCGACCGGCTCGTCCGCCGCCAGCTCGAACCCGGCGACTGGGACCGCGTATTCAAAGCCGCGCCCCGGCTCCAGAACGCCCACAACTTCATCCTCGACGACTCTCCGAACCTCACTGTCGGGAAGATCCGGGCCCGCATGCGGTGGATGGCCTCCACCGGGAACCCGCCCGCGATCGTCGTCGCCGACTACCTCCAGCTAATGACGCCCGAAAACAGCAAGCCCAACGCCAACCGGGCCAACGAAGTCGCCGAACTCTCCCGCGGCTTGAAGCTCCTCGCCATGGAGTTCGAGATCCCCGTCGTCGCCCTCGCCCAGTTCAACCGCGGCGCCGTCGGCCGCACCCCCCAGGTGTCCGACTTCAAAGACTCCTCCGCGATCGAGCAGGACTCCAACGTCATCGTCCTCATGCACCGCCCCCTCAACGACGACGGCACCCCCGACGACGACCGGGCCGGCGAAATCGACCTCATCGTCGCGAAGAACCGCAACGGCGCCTCCGGGCGCATCGTCCCCCTCGTCTTCCAAGGCCACTACGCCCGACTCCGGTCCATGGGTCGCGGCATCTAAGGAGCTGACATGCAGATTCAGGACGACTGGCGCAGCCACCCCATCGGCGAAGAGATCGTCACCGCCACCCACCAGCAGATCACCCGGGCCGGCCACATCCCCGGCCAGCCCGGCGCGCTCGACGGCGACATGACCATCGAGGCACTCCCCACCTGGTACGGCGGCACCACGTTCAGGTCCGCCCTCGAAGCGTCCTGGGCCGCGACCCTCGACACTCTTCGCATCGCCTGGGAGTACGAGCCCGAGACCATCACCCTCCCGTCCGGCGCCACCTACATCCCCGACTTCAAGCTCCCCGAGATCGGGGTCTGGCTGGAGGTCAAGGGCACCGGCGTACCCCGAGTCGAAAAGCCCGTCGAGTTCGGCAAGTCGCTCTCCTGCGACTGCGGCATCTACGACTGCACCTGCCAGTGGCCCGGCGGCGAACTCGTCATCATCGGCCACCCGCCCCGGCCCTACGACCCCTGGGCCGACCCGCAGTTCGCCGACCTGGAGAACCTCAACTACCGGGCCATGGCGAATACCCGCCGGCGTCACGGCGGGCACCCCAACTGGACATCCACCCGCGGCCGGACCGCCTGGCTCACCCGGTGCGCCGACTGCAACCGCGGCACCTGGTTCGACTCCGCCCAGTGCCGTGCCTGCCGCGGCTCTCTCGCCGAGTGCCACGGCTACCAGGCCGGCGACCCGGGCATCGAGTTCCGGCGGATCACCGGGCCGAAGCCCGCAGGTGACGATGAACCGGAGGTGGCGTGATGCGCACGTTGAACCCCGACAGGGGGACCGGTCTTGGGGTGGGGTGCGGGCGCGAGGCCCCTTCGCGGGGCAGAGCGGGGCCTCTCGCGGCCGAACAGGCGTCCAGCGCCCCGGAGCCCCGCCGGGGCGGAGAACGCCAGCGAGGCGCCCAGTGGGCCGCCCGACCGTAAAGAAGCCCAGAAAGCCGACCAAACCGCTCAAATCTCATCACCCATCGACCCGAAAGGAGTGACCCCGATGAGTTCCCGTAACCGCCGGACCGCCAACGCCGAGGACATGTTCCCCGGAATGCCGGACCTGCTCCCGAAGGCCCCGCCAAAGGCTGAGGAGGGCGAGCACGTGGCTCGGACCCTTGATGAGGCGATCGCCCGCTCGCACGAGATCCTCACCGAGGCGCTCGCCACCCACCCCATCGTCGGCACGTACTGGCTCTCGTCCGGGGGGAACGATTCGGCGATCGTCGGGCACCTGCTGCGTGACCGGTACGACGCGGTGCTGCACGTGAACACGGGCACCGGCATCCCCGCAACCACCCAGTACGTGACAGATGTTGCTGCCGCTTGGGGCGACACCCTGCACGAGCTGCACCCGAAGAACCGGTACGAGGATCTCGTCCTCGGGAAGGTCATCGCCGGTTCGGGGCCGAACGCCGGGTGGCGCCCGATCTGGAAGGGGTTCCCCGGGCCGGCTGGCCACAAGGTGATGTACCGGCAGTTGAAGAACGAGCCGCTGATGCGGTTCCGCCGGGAAACCCTGGGTGACCAGACGCGGCTGCCGCGCGCCGACCGGAAGAAGATCGTCTACCTGGGCGGAATGCGGTGGGGTGAGTCGGAGAAGCGGTTCCGGAACGCCGAGGCGATCGACCCGGACGGCAGCATTGTGTGGGTGTCGCCGCTGGTCCACTGGACCGACGCTCACATGCGGGAGTACCGGGCCAGGCATCGCTGCCAGCAGGATCACGAGCACGCCGAGCACCGCCTGTGCTTCGACGGGGCGTTGCCGCTGAACGAGGTCACCGAGCACATCCACATGTCCGGTGAGTGCCTGTGCGGGGCTTACGCGAAGCCGGGTGAGCTCGACGAGATCGAGTTCTTCTACCCGGAGGTCGCCGCCCGCTTGAAGGCGCTGGAGGCTGAGGCGGATCAGGCTGGGGTGAAGTACTGCCGGTGGGGCCAGAAGAACGGCGGCCCTGATGCCGCGGCGCCCGCTGGTCGCCTCTGCTCCTCGTGCGTGGAGATCCCGGGGCAGGACGATCTGATCGACCAGTGGCGTGACACCGGGCTGATCACCCCGGAGCAGCATGCCGCGTTCACCAGGCCCGCCGCGTGACCGCCGACGACCGGCCTCCGCGGATCCCGCCGGACGCCCTGGCTGATCTCGATGACCTGCTCCCGCGCCGGCTTCCGCCGGACGTCCTCACGGATCTCGACGACCTGTGACCCACGCAGTACCGGCTGCCCCCGTTCGACCCGGGGGCAGCCGGCCCGCCCACCGTACCTGCACTCACCTGGAGCCGTTGATGCCCACCTCACCCACCCCCGCCCCGGTCGCCCCTTCCGAGCTGGACATGTCGCGGGCCGTCATCGAGCACGCCCTGACCGTCTACGGCTACAGCACCGACACCGCCCGCGGCCTCGTCGACCGGCTGATCGCCGAAGCGAGGGCCGAGTGATGCCGATCTACCTCCCGGCTCCGGCGCACCGCAACGGCGCCTCCGACGGGCAGGGGTGGAACCGGTTGTCCGTTGCGTCCATGGGTGGCCTGGCGGGTGACGAGTGCGCGCTGCGGCCCCGGGACTACAGCCACCTGCGGGAGTCGCAGGACACCCGACGTGCCCGCTACGGCGGCTACGGGCCGTGCGTCACCGCCGGGAACTGCGAGGTCTGCCCGATCTTCCGGGCGACCCCTCGCACCCTGCCCTCCCTCGACGACCGAGTCCTCGTCCGCGTGCATCCCGTAGACCGCCGCCCGTACCTGATGAACCGCCCGGACGACGGGTGGGCGTCGCTGGCGCTCCGGTGGACGTGGCAGGACCTGGCCCGCCTGGACGGGTGGGAGATCGGCCGCCGCCATGTCGACGAGCACGGCGACGGGTTCTGGCTCAACCGCTGCACCACCCCGTGACCAGCAAGACGCCCGCCCCGGGAGATAGCCGGGGCGGGCGCCCACCGCACACCGTACCGACCACCAAGGAGCACCCGATGCCCGACACCACCCCTGACCGCCCCGCCGACCAGCTGCGCGCCGCCGCCGGCCACGCCCCGAGCCCCGAACTCGCCCGCCTGCTGGAGACGCTGGCCGACGCGTCCGACCACCACACCACCGGGGAGGGCGGTTTCGTGGCGACCGTGGTGCACCCGGCCCTGGCGGTGGCCCGGCAGCTCCTCGGCACCACGACCGAGCCCGAGTCCGGGTGCGCGCACTGCGGCAGTCCCGACCACTCGTGGGACGACTGCGCGGCCTACACGGCGCTGGTCCGCGACGATGCCGCCGCCGCCCCGCCCGCGCCTGCCGACCGGGCCGCGACCCGGGACCGGATCCGCCGGGCGATCTGCGAAGCGTCCGGGTTCGACTGGCTCCCCGACGAGCTGATGGAGCCCGACGAGTACGGGGAGCACGCCGACGCGGTCCTCGCCGTGCTGGGCGCGCCTGCCGACCGGGCCGCCGTGCTCCGCGAGGCCGCCACCGCCCTGGAGAAGCGCGCCGCCGAACTCGCCGATCACGCCGACGAGCAGGCCTCTGACGCGCTGGAGGACCGCGCGCAGGAGTGGGTGTGGGCCGCCGACCACCTCCGTCGTCTGGCTGGTGAGGCTGCCGCCGGGGCACACCAGACCGAGCAGGCCTTGCGGGTCCGGATCCGTGAACTCGCCGGGAGTTGGCGCCTCGGAGCCGACGAGGGAGATCTCGGCCCCGGGTGGGCATCTGCGGCAGCCGCACTTTTCGCTGTCGTCGACAACCCGTACATCACCCACACGGAGGTCGGGCTCGACCACCCCGCCACGACGGGGCGTGTCCCCGCTGTCCCTGCCGCGCCCGAGGAGACCACCCCCGCCCCGCAGTGCAGCGCGGGCCTCCTCCCTCCGACGGACGAGGCCGTCGACCGCTGCGTCCGGCACGGAGCCCACGACACCCACGTCACCGCCGCCGGAGTCCGCTGGCCCAACGAGGACCCGGAGCTGTGACCGCCCTCGCAGCCGTGCTGGCCGCGCTCACCGCCGGGTACGGGCTCGGCCGCTACCAGCCCCTCCACCGCGTCTCCGACTGGGCGAACTGGCACCGGTACGGGAACCGCCCCACCGGGCCCCGCCGCTGGGCCGTGTACACCGTCCTGTCCGCCGAGAACATCGGCTGGCTGATCGCCCACCCGGTGCAGGGCTGGGACGCGTGGAAGCACCGCCACGACCCGCCCCCGGCACGCGGCCCCGCCCTCACGTTCACCACCCGCACCCGAGCGCCCGAGGAGACCCGGTGACCACGCCTCTGCCCGACGGACTCGTTGACTACCTCATCGCGCGGGACGCCGAACGAGCCGACGCCGTCACCCAGTTCCTCGGCCGCCTCACCGACCGCGAGCACACCCTCATGCGCGAAGCCGCCGTCATGGGCTACGTCCAAGGCCGCCGCCACCCGCAGGACGAGGACCAGCCGAAGGACACCGTCACCCTCCGCCTCGTCATCGACGCCGCCCTCGACCTCCCCGACCTCTACCCGGCCGTCGCCGCCGTCGAGGAGCAGGTGACGACCACGACCTTGGAGCACTTCGTCGTGGTCCGGCAGCCCGACGGAACGTGGGAGCAGGCCAGCAGCTCCAGCACGGACACCGCGTACATCCAGCGGCAGCTCGCCCGGATGCAGGCCACCCACCCCGACTGGGAGTGCCGCATCAACTGGCTGGCCACCACCCGCACCACCGGGCCGATCCCGAGGATCGTCCCGGCCGCCACCACCCCCGCCCCTGCTGCCGGGTGATCCCGGCCCAACCACGGAGACGACCATGACCGACCGCGACGCGATGGTTCGGTACGACCAACTCGCCTCCCGTGTCTACGAGGAGCGGCGCATGCCATCCGGGACTCGGGACCTCCTCCTTGCCCTCGGCTGGGTCACACTCCGGGATCCTCGCCGCCACGACCCCGCCCTCACCATCTGGGCCCGCACCCGAGACGTGCTGAACGCCGACAACAAGCGCATGTGGCAGCTCATCACCGAGGACGTCCCCCGCTACGACTCCGACCTCCACGACGACTCACCCGGCGGCTGCCAGGCCCCGATGATCCGGGCGCAGCGCCTGTGCGGTCGGTCGACCATGCATGGGTTCTCCGAGTGCGACCCGGCCACGGGCTGGTCCCGGTACTGGGGGTTCTGCAACCGGCCGCGCTGCCGCGAGTACATGGCCCCGATCTGGGAGCGGTCGCGCGGCAGCCACAAGCGGGCACCCGAGCCCATCCCGAATGCCGGGGGCCTCCTGCCGCTGTTCTTCTCCTGGAACTGGGAGTCGAAGTACCGCAAGGCCATGGAGCTGATCAAGTACCACTCCTCCTGGGAGCCCCCGGGCTACGGCCTCTCCGCCGACGAATGGCCCACCGTCCCCGGCTCCGAGCCCGTCAAGGCGTTCCCCAAGCTTCGGCTCGTCGCCTCAGGCGGCGAGATCGTCACCCCGCCCGCGCCCCGACTCACCCCCGCCTGACCACCCCTGCTGTGTGGCCGCCCCACCACAGGCGGCCACCCTGACCCCGAACCCCGGAAGGACCACCTGTGATCGCCTCCCTCACCTGGCAGCCCGATGACACCGACCAGCCCGAGACCGTCACCATCGACATGCCCGCCCACCTGGTCGCCGACCTCCAGCACCTCATCGACGCCCGGCATGACTTCGGGGACGCCGTGGCCTGGATCCCCACCCGCGACGACGCCGGGGCATACATTCCGCGCCTCTTCCGCCTGGCCCGCATCACCGCCACCGAGGGGGCCCGGTGACCACCCAGCCCGCGCCTATCTGCCAGTGGTGCCAGCAGCCCGCCCAACCACCCGTCACCTTGTGGGACGGGCGCCCCCAGTGCGACGACCCGCACGCCTGCGCCAAGCGCATCCCGAAGGAGGAGCAGTGACCACCCAGCCCGAGGCCGAGAACCTGGCCGCAGTCCGCGAGGCAGTCACCGACAGCATCAGCTTCTCCGAGGCCGCGAACCTGTCCGAGACCCCCAACACCCTCACCGACGCCCTCCACGCGCAGGCCCTCCTCCAAGCCGCCCGCATCGTCACCGCCACAGCTACACCGGGCAGCTCGCTGACCGAAGCCGTCGAAGGGGTCGTGCGCGCGCTTCACCGGGAGGCTGCCCGCCTGATCGCACCTGAGGCCACTGGCACCGCAGAACCGAACCTCGCCGCCATAGACAAGGCGTCCCGGGAACTGTCCCCGGCGCTCCGGCAGTCACGCGCGCAGCTGGCCGACGAGGCCGAACGGTGCCCAGAGTGCACCACCAGCCTGGCCATCTACCCCGACGACGAGCTCGTCTACTGGCGCCAGGACCCGCGCCCGTTCTGCTCCGGCGAATGCGCCATCGAGTTCGATGCCCGCCGCAACGCCGCCGACGTTTACCGCCGAGCCTGGGACGCCGTCCGCAAGGGAGACCGCCCATGACCACCAGGCGAATCCCCCTCGACGATCACACCAGCGACACCCTCGACGCCCTCTACGACGAACGCGACGAGGCCAGGCTCAAGGCCGCCAACCTTGAACGGGACCTGCGCACCGAACGCTGGTACGCCGAAGACCGAAAGCGCGGGCTGCGCCTGCAACGGCAGCGTGCTGAGAAAGCCGAGGCCCGTGTCCGCGGGCTGGAGGGCATCGTCGCCCGCGTCAACCGGGCCGTCGACACCGGGCCGGTCGGTGCCTGCTGTGCCCACATCATCCGCGCCGCCCTCACCCCGCCCGCCGGCCTGTGCGGGTGCGGGCGCCCCGACCCCGGGCCCTGCACCCCCTGCCCCCACCGGAGCACCAGCCTCCACTGCGCCTGCGTCTGCACACCCCAGGCCGCCCCGTGACCGGGCCACCCCCGTGCGCCTACGGGTACCCCTGCCACTACGACGACGAGGCAGGGGCCTGCCCCTGCGACACCCCGCCCCCGCCCCCGCATCTCGGCGTCAGAACCGCCTCGCCAGGCAACACCGCTCACGCATGGGTCATGCTCCGCACCTCACGCATAGCGGATGGCTGTGCCATAGCCCTGGCAAACCGTCCGGGTCTCGATCCTCTCGCCCGACATGAAGCCCACCCTCGTGCTCGTGTCCGACACAGTGACAAAACGCACCCCAATGACCGCGTCAGCCCTATGACTCGCGGCCGTCGACTCCAGACTGGAGTGCGCCTCGCTCAAATTCGGGGCCTCCGCCCCCCAGATCAACCAACTCTGGCCAATGGCAAGCCCCGTCAACGGCGAATCGGTAGTAGTCATCGGTATTTGCTGTCCCTGTTTCCCCATCACGTCAGTGTGGCGGATCTGGCGTGCCACGTCACCGGACGGGGCCTAGCCTCGTCTCGCCGTCAGAACCGCATCGCCGGGTGGCACCGCTGACACAGCGTCGTCGTCGGCAGCCCGTCACGGCCGGTCGTATCCCGCCGACCTGGACGCCTCCACCGGATCCGGTGGACGCCTCGCTCCGCGCCCGGCATCGTCTTGACCCATGCCGACCAGCAACCAGCCCCACCTCGCCAGCGAGTCTCCACGCCAAGACAAGAGGCTTACCGGACTCCACATCCTGGCCATCGTGGTGCTCCCTCCCGTCCTCTTCGCACAGATCGTTCTCGCTGTTGAATTTGGCGATGACCTAGCTAACGCTATCCGGGACGGCAGTCCCATCGCGCAGGCCCTTGTGTTCGGCGGCGGGCTATCAGTCATGTGGCTAGCAAGCTTGCTAGCCGACAGCACTGACCCCGAAGAAGGCGAGAGCAGGCAACGTCTCACTCAAGCAGAGTCCGCTCTCACTGACGCTCTCCGCGGGAGCTTGGCCCACCAGCCGCACGACTCCCTCCCTGACCTGCAACGGTCAGAGGGCAGCGAAGCCTCAGATGGCAACCGACCCCTCAGGCAAAGGCTCCTCGGGCTAGCAGAGTTATGGGAAGCTACCCACGCCCGCCTCGACCTTTACCACCACATCGCAACCGGCCAGGCCAAGACGTCTTTCCGGAACGCCCAGGTCGCCATGGCCGCCGGCTTCTTCCTCCTGGTCGTCTTCGCTGGCATCGCCGTCTGGGCCAGCACCACCGCAGTCGCCATCGTGGCCGGCGGGCTCGGCGCCGTATCCGCGGCCCTCGCCGGCTACGTCGCCAGAACGTTCATCCGCTCCCAGGAGTCCGCCGCCACCCACCTCCGGTCCTACTTCGACCAACCGCTCGAACTCTCCCGCTACCTTGCCGCGGAACGGTTGGTTGCCGACGGAGACCTCACCCAAGAACAGCGTGGGGAAATCCTCTCCGCCCTCGTCCAAGCCATGGTCGCCGGACCACAACCGCCAGCCCCAGCCCAGCCCGTCGTCCTCGCCTCCGTCCCAGGGCAACCAGGGGCGTGAGCGCCGAAGCAGGAGACCTGAGCACATCCCCCAGCCCAGCGAAGAGAACCCCTGCGAGTGACGCTCGGAGACACGCCGCCTGGCGTTCGCGGCGCTCCTGCCGAGAGCCACTAAGAAGCCAGCATGAGCGAACCCTACGACTTCGACTTCGAGCTCCACGTTGCACTGCGTGAAGGCCTTGGGCGGCGATCCGAACGTAGCCACGGCGCCGTGGTCTTCGGTCAACTGGCCAAAGTCATCTACCAGCAGTTGGGGAGAGAGGACTCGCTCAGGTTCTTCCGGTGCGCCATCGCGGAAACTACAGCACCCGGAGAGCACGGCCGGTATCTGCTGCTCAGTGACCGGCTTTCCAGGGCGCTCTGGACCGAGTTCGGCGATGGCGAAGACGAGCGCGTAAACGCAGCTTGGCACATCTTCATCACCGCCCACAGAGTCGCAGGGGACCAGGAGGCTATCCGCGTGTCCCGATGCATCCTCGAAGCGCTGAGCGCCGAACACGTACACGCCGCGTGATGCAGAAGCCCTGCGGGTGGCCAGCAGAAAGGGCCGGCGGGGAACCACCTCGCCGACGCCTCCTGGACGGGTAGTGGGCAGGACCGGATACGGCCGGGCAGCACCAGCTGCCCGGCCGTAAGAATCCGCAGAGGTCAGGCGCCCGCCGAGGACTGAACCCCCGCAAGGGCCTCCTCGATCACACCCAAGAACTCGCCCGCCGCATCCTGCCGCCACGCCGTCGCATGCAGAAACGCCTCCGCCAGCTCGGCGAACCCGTTCCGCTCACCCGCCGCCCGTTCCAACGCCCTCGCCACAGCAAACACTCGCCGCGACACCCGCTGCCGCTCCACCACCAGCTCCGCGAACGCCAACACCTCGGTCAGGGCGTGATCCGGCGACGCCTCCAGCACCAGACCACCACGCTTGTCCCGGAAGAACGACAACGTCGACTCCCCGCCCGAGGAACTGTTCAGGCGCAGACTGATGCTGTGCTCCGCGGCGAACGCCCACAGCCTCGCGCCGACGTCCGCAGGCGAGGCCTGGGCCGGCGGCGGAGGGGGAACCGGGGCCGACAAGACCGAGGCGGAGGCGGGGGAGGACAGCACCGACGACTTGTTTCTTGTTACGCTCACGGATAGACCTTCTTCCTGAGACGGAGCGGGTTGAAGACCAGCTGGTGATGCGGCTGGTCCCGGCCCAGGCGCCTGATACGCGCCTGGGCCTCTTGCATGACCGGGGTGATAGCCCGGGGTACTGCGAGCGCCAGGTGATGAGCCCGACGTGGGATGAGACTAGATCGCGCCAAGAGACACCTAGCGCACGATGATCCGAAAATAGCTACCTCTCTCCTTGCAACTTTGACGGTTCCGACATGTTGGAAACCGCAGGTCAGAGATCAGATTGACCCTTTCAGGAAGTCGCTGACCTCCTAGCTTTTCACTTTGCTGGTGCCCGGATGATTGCCTAACTGGATTTCGGCAAGTACCTTCATCAGCCCGCAAAGCTGACCGAAACCCGACCACGGCCACCGGCCAGCATGCGCACGGTCCCCGACTCGCGATGCCACGTGGAAGGAACTTAGTTCAGGACAGCCAGTGCGAGACGCTGGACCGGCCATCTCTCTCTGTAGTTTCCTGCATGTCTTAATAGACAGAACGCGCAGGTCAGAGGACTCATTATCCCCCTCGGTGGACCGCTGACCTCCGACTTCCTTCACCTTCCGTTGCGTATTCGCGTTTCGGTGTGGTCCCTTTTAGTGCAGTTTTGGCGTAAATCTGGAACCTGGAAGATGTGTCCGGAAAATGGTCCTGCTCCCAGTCGCGCGCCACCCAAACGGAGCGCCTTGAAGTTCGGTACGAGGGAGAGGCTAGACCCGGCCACCCCAACTCCCTTCTGAACCAAAGGTGAAGTAGACACCCCGACCTCCACCCAACCCGCTCATCCGAGCGCGAGTCGAAGGATGCTTCGCAGGTCAGGGCATGATCCCTCCGGACCGGCGCGCCCCTGACCTCGCACAACCCCTCAACACGAGGCTCATTTGTCGCCAGAAACGTTGCTTGCGCCTCCGCAAAACACCACAACCCAGGCGCGACCGGGTTGGCCGTAAACCCTCACTACAACCCCCATCCGTTCCGAGTGAGCCGACCATCAGGCAGCCGCAACCCCGTGCGGAGGAGGTGTGTATGAGGCGGCCACACCCAGACCAACGTGTCGGGCAGGTGCCGGGTTATGGACGAGTCAGGCAGCGGGGCGGAGGTCGGAGTTGTGGACGATGTTGTGCAGCGGGCGCTCTGACTTGATCGCGAGAGCTTCCGCAGCGAACGCCTCCGGCCGACTCCCGAACCACTCAATCGAGAAGTTCGCCACGTCCTGCCACCATGACTTGTCCTTCGCGTGCTCCGGCCAGCGGCGCAGCGGGTCGTCACTGATGCCGACGTAGAGGAGTTGCTGCGTGGTATCGCGAAGGCGGTAGACGGCCGTGGGAGCCGAGGGGAGGATCTTTCGTCGCCTGACCGTGAGCACGTAGTTCAACGGGGAGTCGTAGTCCTCTGCAGGCTCATAGAAGATGCCGGGCCCTGCTGACTTGCAATGCTCCCTACCGGTGCCCAGGTACTGCCAGTAGCGGAGGTACTCGGGGTAGAGCTCACGGAGGAACGGGTGAACACCTCCGGGGCGGATGGTGTCGTACAGGTCGTCGAGCGTGATGGGCTCGGATAGTTCGGTCACACGAAGCTCCTTTCGGGCGCGGCAAAGGGTGGCGCCGAATGCGGACGGTGCCGCTTCGACTACTAGGAAGCGTAGCTCTATAGAGCAATTGAAAGCTAGTGGTTCTCGCGAGATCGGCTAGCCCGGTCGTTGACCAGGGGTGATGCGTAGCGGGTAGCGTTGCTCTAGATGAATCCACCTATAGGAGCGCCCGTGGAACGCAAGGCCGGCGAACGCAAGTACAGAGAGGTCGCCGATGACCTGCGTCGGCGCATCGCTGAGGGGGAGTTCAGCGAGGGGCGCCGCAAGCTTCCCTCGGAGCGCGACCTCGTTGAGCAGTACAAGGCGATCACCACTTCGGCGATGACCATCCGCCAGGCCTTGTCTGTTCTGCGGGATGAAGGTCTTGTCGAGTCGCGCGTGGGCTCGGGGTGGTACGTCGCGGAGTGGAAGCCCATCGTCAGGAACGCCCTGGACCGGCTCTTTCCGGATCGGTGGGGCGAGGCGGAGTCCATGTGGGACGTCGACATCGAAGGTCGCCGGCTCGACGTAGAAGACCTGCGCGTTCAGTTCGCTCCGGCTCCACCTGAAGCCGCCCGCGTCCTCGGCGTTGGATCCAAGGTCAAGGTGTGGCACCGGGATCGCCGATACGTGGTGGACGGCGTGCCGGTCATGAGGGCCGCCTCCTACATCCCTGACGAGTTCGCTCGCGGCACCCAGATCACCGAGAGCGACACGGGGAAGGGTGGCGTCTACGCGAGGCTCCGCGAAGCAGGGCACGGACCTGTCAGCTTCCGTGAGCAGATGCGGGGCAGGCCTGCTACCGCAGCCGAGGTCGACGATCTCCGCCTGGCTAAGGGTGCGACCGTGATCGAGCAGCACAGGATCGCGAGACGTGAAGACGGCCGTGTCGTGGAGTGCAGCCGAATGATTCTGGACGCTTCTCGATACCTTCTTGTCTACGACTTCGAGGCCTGACCTGCGCTTTTGGGCCCTCACCCTGCCGGGTGGGGGCCCTTTCTGCTGCCTCCGATGACTCATTCTCTCTATAGAGGCATTGATTGCTACATAGCAGTGTGGTTACCTATGGGTGTCACCCCAGCCGAGCAAATGGGAGCACTCAATGACGCCCACCCCTGCCGCTCCCATGAGCGGCTACCTGACCACCGGCCAGGCGGCAGCCCGGATCGGATCCACCCCCCAGTACGTCCGCGAGCTCATCCATGCCGGGCACTTCGACGCCATCGACATCGGCACCGGCGAGCGCGCCCGGTTCCGGGTCACCGCTGAGTCCGTCGAGAAGTTCCTCACCGCCCGCGCCGTCCGCCCCGCCTCCCCGTCGGAGGTGGCGGCATGACCCCGCCGATCACCCCGCCGTCCGCCCCGCTCTCTCCGACGGACATCGCCGCCCACGAGGCTGGCTCGTATGTCCGCCGCACGGTGACCCCGACCCGCGAGTCGGTCACCCTCCCCGCCGAGTCTCCGGCCCGCCGCCGGCTGATTTCCCTGCGACGTCTCTGATGGCCGCGGCCGAGCAGCCCCGCGAGAACACGATCGTCGCGGAGCCCGCCACCCCCGACGCCTGCAAGCGCGACTACCAGGCGGCTGCTGATGTTCGGGCGCAGTTGGCCCGGCAGGAAGCCCGCCGCCGGTAGCACCCCCAGTCCGCCGCTCCTGCCCGGTGTCCGACCCCCGTCCCGGGCGGGAGCGGTACTCCACCCCCACCCTTTGGAAGGACAGTCATGCCCGCGAATCTCGACATTCCTGATGTGCACGTGCTGTTGGCCGCCGAGGGCACCCTGCACCTCGACAGCCCGCAGAGCGAGGCCGACGTGGCCGCCGCGGTCACCCAGGCGGTTGTGGCCGCCACCCAGGCGTACCGGGTCGCTTACGCCCACGCCGGTGGTGACGACGAGAACGAGACCGTTGACGGCCTCGACATGGCGTTCCATCTGCTCCGCGGCATCGCCAACGACCTGAAGTAACCCCCACCCCAAACACTCCATCACCCAACCGAAGGGCACCCCCATGTCTCTGGAACTGATCCACTCTGCTTTCGACGCCCACGAGGCCGAGAAGGCCACTGAGCTGGCCGCCGAATTGGCCAGCCAGGTAGACGCCTACGAGGCGGAGGAGGCGACCCGCCTGGACCTCGCCGCCCGATACGAGATCGCCCTCGGGAACGGCGACCTGCTCGGCATCCGGCGGATTGAGGCGCTCGCTGCCAGCTTCGAGCTCCTCCACCCTGGGGCACCTCGGGTCCTTGCGGACTGGCACGACGGCATCCGCTACGACGCCCCGGTCGCAGCCTGATGGCCGCCTACAGCGCAGGCGACCAGGTCGACATGCACGACCTGCCCGAGCACTGCGGTGCACCGATGGAGCTCTACCGGGCTTACGCCACCGACTACGAGGTGGTCTGCCGGGGCCGGGACTACGGATTCGGAGTCGACCACGACGGCGTCATCCGCACCTCGCCCACCAACACCCCCTGACCCCCCGGGCTGCCCTGTCGTCCCCAGCCCCACGGCTGGTGGCGGCGGAGTGGTCCGGGACCACCCGGACCCAACACCCAAGGAGAGCCCCCATGGCCAGCGCCCGTCACTTCTTCAAGAGCCAGTCCGCCGAGCAGACCCGCGCCGACATCACCGCCGACATCAAGAACAGCCGCAAGGCGCAGCGTGAGGCTGCCGCGAACGGCCAGCACCGTGTCGCCGAGATGATGCGGCAGGGCGCCGACGAGGCCCTCGACGAGCTGAACCGGCTGAACGACGGCACGTGGAAGCCCAACCACGCATGAGCATCGTCGGCATCATCTCGTTCGGCTTCCTGCACGGTGAGCCCCCGGCCGCGCATCTGACGCTCGACCTGCGGCAGCACTTCCGGGACCCGCACGTGTCTCCGGAGCTGCGGTACATGACCGCGGCCGACGAACCGGTGCAGCGGGCGGTCCTCGGAACCCCGGGCATCACCGGCCTGGTTGGGGCTGTGGCGGACGCGGTCTCCGCGTTCGCCGCGGGCCCCAGCGCCGGGCCCGTGACCGTTGCCGACGGGTGCGCGGGCGGCCGGCACCGGGCCCCCGTCTTCGCCCAGGCCCTCGCCGACCGGCTGACCGCCGACGGGCACACCGTCACCGTCCAGCACCGCGACCTGCACCGCCCCGTCGTCAACCGCTGAAGGAGCACCCCATGACCGCCATGACCGCCATGACCGAGACCCGTTCGCAGGAGATCGCCGCCGAGGCCCTGGCCAAGGCCGTGGAGTACGCCGACAGGGCTGGCCGGCTCGCCGCCCACGACACCGCGTGCAGCCTCCGGGACAACGGCCCGGCGATCACCGCCTACAGCGGCCTCGCCACCGTCTACGCCGAGATCGCCAAGGCCGCCGCCGTCGTCGCCGCCGAGACCGGCCGCGCCATCTCTAAGCCCGCCTGAATCGCTCCGCCCCACCAGGAAGGAACTGAACCGCCGTGACGACCAGCCCGCCTCAGGTGAACGGCCACCCCCGCACCCTGCCCGTCCTGGGGGAATGGCAGGCCATCACCAAAGCCATAGAGCAGCCCGTGGCCGCCGAAACGGCGAACGGGCCCACCGAACCCAAGCTCGACCTGATCGCCGAAGCTGAAGCCGAAGCGATCCGGGCCCGCGCCGCCGCCGAGTCCGAAGCGCGCCGCAAAGCCGCCGAAGCCGAAGCCGAAGCCGTTCGTATCAAGGCCGAAGCCGAAGCCGAGAAGCAGCGCCTCGCGAATGAGCGAGCCGCCATGAAGCTGGAAGCCGACAAAGCAACCCACGCCAAGCGTCTCGCCGAGCTCGACGCACAGAAGGCTGCCGCCGAAGCCGCCGCGCTCAAGGCCCGCAAGGTATCCGAGGTCGAGGCTGGCCGGGCCGCCGCACGTGAAGCGGAGCAGAAGCGCACCGAGCACATTTGGAAGTGGGGTGCCCGCGCCATCTACGCAGTGGGACTGATCATCGCTTCCCCCATCCAGTTCCTCGCGTTCTGGGACAAGGAGCGCCCCTTCCTCGTCGCGGCTCCGGCTCTCCTAGAGGGGCTCGCCCTCGTTCTCGCCTTCGGTGCGGCGTGGGCTGTTGCTCACCGCCGAGACGTTCTGCCCTACCGCGTCGGCATCATGGTCGGTGCCTTGATCGCAGCAGGCATCAATTTGTGGCACGGACTCGACGACCCCGAGATCGGCCTCAACGCCGGAATCATCGGAGCCATCGCCTCCGTCGGCGGCCCGATTGTCCTCATGGCCTACGAGCACGGCATTGCGCAGAAGGCCGACGGGGTCCCGTCATGGCGCGAGCAGCGAGCCGCCGACAAGGCCCGCGAAGCAGAAGAAGCAGTCAAGTCGCAGGCGAAAGCCGAGAAGGAAGCAGCCGAAGGGAAGGCCGCCGCCGACAAGGCTGAGCAGCAGGCCCGGCTCGAAGCCGAACAGCAGCGCAAGGACGCCGACAGGCGGGACCAGCACAAGGACGTCTGGGACGTCGCCGAAGCCTTCCGTTCCGCCCGTGGCGCGCAGGTGGTGACCGAGCAGATCTGGGCTGATGCCTGGTATCGGGTGACGGGCACCAAGCTCATCGGGATCCGGCCCGAGATCGAGGCTCAGAGCAGGCTCGCTGCGGCCCGCATGAAGGACGCCTCGGAGTGCCCGGTTGGCGACGCTGCGTCGCAGGTCGAATCCCAAATGCCCCCCAGGCAGAAGAAGGACCAGGACGCCCCCGACGGGCGCCGCCACAACGGCGGCATCCCGCCCATCCGGCAGCCCGGCGACACGACCCCCTACCACCGTGCTGCCGCCGTGTCGGCAGCCGACACCGCACGCCGTTCCGTGACCGCCCGAATCACAGCTGAGGAGAACTGATATGAGCACTGCCGCCGACCAGGGATGGCCCTGGGCAGGGCCCCAGCCTTCCGTCCCGCCCCGCCCGCGTACTGAACCCACCAATGGCACCCGGCCGACCAGCGTGGACAACTCGAAGACGCGCACCGGCGGCGGGTTCAACCCGTCGATCGGGCTCGCCGTGAACAAGACCGTCGTGAACGGCAAGGGTGCCCCCGCGGCCCCCGGTGCCGGCGCCGCAGGCGGTACCGGGGGGAAGGTTCCCGGCTCCGACTTCATGTCCAACGAGGACATCCGCGCGTTCTGCGAGTACCTCCGCAAGGAGTCCCGGAACCGGGCCACCGAGCGGGCCATGGACGCCGACCACCTCGAAGCGGTCCTCCGCACCATCCCCGACGGGGGAGGCAGCCTCCACGGAGCCCGCGCCCGGGCCCGCCGGGTGTCCCGGTGGCTGCGGAAGGTCGCCGCCGCGGAGAAGAACATCCAGAAGTACAGCGCCATGATCTACGGCACGTTCGAGCGGGAGTACGAGTCCGACCTGCGGAAGGTCGGCAAGGGCCGCACCCAGCCGCCCCGCCCCACCAAGTTCGGCTGGCGCTAACCACCCCCGACCACCACCTGATCAGGAGTACACCCGTGGCTGACAGCCAGAAGGCCGACCTGTGGAAGGCCATCAAGCACCCCCGCATGAGGCCCTGGCTGACCGTTGCCGCCGAGGTCCCCGCCACCTTCGCCTCCCACCACTACTGGGGGAACTCCGTACCCGCCGCGATCGGCCTCACCGTCGCCGCAGGGGTACTCACCGCTGCCACCTGGTGGGCAGGCGAAGGAACCCGGCCCGGGCGGCGTATCCACGCCACCCTGTCCACCGGCCTCGGCACCTCCTACCTCGTCGTCGGTACCGCCGTCGGCCCGTTCGACCCGGCGCTCGCCTCCACCCTCGTCATCGGCGGTGCCGTCGCCGCCGGGTCGTGGAACATCCGCCAGGCCCTCCGCGTCAACGTCGACCCGCAGAAGGCTGGCGGCAACGCCGAGACCGGGGTCCTCGTCAAGGCCATCGGCGAAGCCAAGGTCGCCCTCCGCGGCAAGCCGAAGATCGAACCCAACAAGGTCACCGCACCCCTCCAGCTGTCCGCCGGGCAGGTCACCTCCGACGACCTCGGGAACCGCATCAAGCACATCGCCGGTGAACTCGGCGTCTCCCCGACCAGCATCCGCGTCATCCCCGACCCCGACGACGCCGCCCGCGCCACCCTCGTTGTCGTACCCAAGGACGAACTGAAGCAGCCCACTCCCTGGCCCGGCCCATCCGCTCCGGGCGGCAGCATCACCGACCCCATCGTCATCGGCATCTACGAAGACGGCGAGGAAACCCGACTGTGGTTCCCCGCCGGCCCGGGGCGGAACGCCACCCACTTCCTCACTGCGGGCATGAACGGCTCCGGGAAGTCCGCTGGCCAGTCCGTTGCAATCGCCGAGGCCCTGACCCGCCGCGATGTCATCGTCTGGGCCGTTGACCCGTCCAAGGGCATGCAGACGTTCGCCCCGTTCCTGCCCCACCTCGACTGGGTCGAGATGACCGAGGCCGGCGGCAACGAGATGATCGACGCCCTCACTCAGGTCATCACCGCCCGCGCCAACACCCTCGGGCAGCACGGCTACAAGAACTGGACCCCGCAGGCCCACGACCAGCTCGGCATGCCCTACCTGATCGTGTGGATCGAGGAGGCGGCCAAGTTCTTCCGCAACGGCACAGAGATGGAAGGCCTCGTCATGGAGGCCCGGTCCGCCGGGATCAGCGTCATCATCAGCCTCCAGCGGCCCTCCGCCACCAGCATGCCCACCGACGTCCGCGAGCAGCTCGGCGGTGCCATCTGCTTCGGCGTCAAGGGCTCCACCACCGCCGACATGGCGCTCCCCGACGACGTTCGCGACGCCGGCGCCCGCCCCGAAGCGTGGGAGAACCGCAAGCCCGGCTACGCCTACCTCGTCGCCCCCGGCGTCGACGAAGACCGGTACGCCACCCCGCTGCGTACCTACCTCATCGACGACGACCAGATCACCGGGGCGCTCTCGATCCTGCCCCGCACCCCCATCGACCCTGTTACCGCTGCCGCAGCCGGTGACGCCTACACCAACCGCACCCGATACGACGCTGACACCCCCCTGGCCAGCAACGACACTGACAGGCAGGAGAACGTCCTCATGAGCAAGGACGACAACGAGCAGGCCGAGAAGGCGCTGCTGGAGAAGCAGGTCGACCGGGAGATCGACGCCATGGTCGGCGACGACCCCGACGACGACGGGTTCGTTCCCGACGTTGACGCCGAGCAGGAGATCGCCCCGGTGAGCGAGGTGTGGTCGTTCGGGCAGGCCAAGGCCCCCGTCGAGGAGAAGACGCCGGAGGCCGGCATGGAGGCCCTGATGGCGATGCTGGCCGAGTTCCGGGCGGAGGAGCGGGAGTTCATCGGCCCGAAGGACTTCGGCCCGTTCGGGAAGGGGCAGCGCATCGGGAGGGCCCGTTCCTGGGTGTCAGGAACCCTCGGAGACCTGTCAGACGCCGGGATTCACCTGTCAGAAACGGACAAGCCGGGGGTGTACAGGCTGCTGTACCCGGAGCTGGCGGAGGTCTGACACCTCGGGGTGTCAGCGCTGACACCCCCTCTGACCTGCGGTGACACCGTTCTGACACGGTTCTGACACTCCGAAGGTGTCAGAACCGGTGTCAGAAGCCCTCCGGAGGGCTGATTCCTATAGGTCATGCGCGTGCGCGCGCGTGGCCGCCCCCGCGATGACACCCCAACCTGACACAGGAGACAAAACCGTGAAAAGCCCCGAAACGGACGGAGGTTGGGCCAAGGTACTCGCCGCCGCACTCCGCACCTGGACCACCGTCGACAACGACCCCGAACCCCCCGTCGCACGCCTCGAAATCCGCTACCCGCCCCACTGGGCGTTCACCTCCACCAACAACATCACCGCCCGCCAGCAAGCCCGGCTCCTCGCGTTCCTCCGCGACGACCTCGCCGAAAACCGGCCCGGACACTCCACCCCCGAACGCGCCGCCGCAGTCATCCACGGCCTCATCACCGAACACGCCGCCGCCGGCCACACCCGCATCACCACCGCAGACCTCGCCGAAGCCGCACCCCGCATCGGCCGGTCCCGAACCTGGATCGCCGCCCACATCACCGACCTCATCGACGACGGCGTCCTCCACGAAACCAGGCGCCCCGACACCTTCCGCATCAACTAGGAGGCCCCGTGTTCACCGGAACCCCCGCCGAACTCCGGCGCCGCGAACAGCAGGCAGCCGAGTACGCCGCACAGGTCGCCGACCTCCTCAACGCCATCCACCAGCTGGGCATCGGCGTCGTCATATCCACCTCGAACCGGGTCGCTGGACCCGGCTTCGCCATCCGCCCCGTAAACGGCCGCTGGGCCGTCGACCATCACTAGGAGCCCACCGTGCAGCTGCCCGAGCAGCCCGTCGCCGGGCAGCCCGACACCACCATCCGCCGCAACGCCGACCAGCTCATGGCCGCCATCAACAAGATCCAGGTCGAGACGCCAACCTCGTACCGCGACAACACCCCGCTCCCCGCGGTCGGCCTCACCCCGCCCGTCCAGCAGCCCGGCCCGCCCCCGATGTCGCAGTGGGCGATCGACGCGAGCGGGGTCCTGAAGGCCGTGTCCGTGGCGTCCCTGCCGATCGGCGGCGCCCTGTGGATCGTCGGCCAGATCGAACCGTGGGCCCTCGGCATCATCCTCGGCTCGCCAGCCGTCGCAGCCCTCGCCGTCGCCCGGCTGGTCGCGAAGGTCAAGGACGCCAACCAGGCCGCCCCGCAGCCGGTTGTGCAGCACTTCCACGGCACCGTCCACCACGACGAGCGCACCGTCACCAGCACCACCCGCGGCGTCATCGCAAAGACCCAGAACCGGCACTGACCCAATCTGATCACTTCCCCCGCAACGGGGCCCACCCGCCGATAACCTCCGATCTCACACACAATCCCTGGGGGGACCATGAGTACCGAAACGCCGCCACCAGTCGAACCACCCGACGCCCCCGCAGCGCCGCCCATGCCCACCGAACCCCCGGCCGTGGCACCGAAGAAGCAGCCCTCCCCGCTCCTTGCCGGGCTCCTCGGCCTGGCCATCGGGGCCGGCGCCGTCGGCGGAGTCTGGGCGTACACCGCACGCGACACCGCGCCGCCCAAGCCCGACACCTTCACGCTCAAGGGCACCTTCACTCTCATGGAAAACGCCACTGAAGACGAGGAGACCGGCTGCTACGGCACTGGCGGATACGACGACATCAAGGAAGGTGCGTCCGTCACCGTTTACGACGGCGCCGGGGGCATTGCCGCCACTGGCTCTCTCGGCCACTCCGAGTACATCGCAGGGCTCTGCATGTACGACATAGCCGTCAAGGACGTGCCGGCGGACCAGAAGTTCTACCAAGTCGAGGTGTCCCACCGGGGGAAGGTCCACCTCACCGTGAAGCAGGCCAAGGCTGGCGAGCTCACCGCGTCCCTCGGCTGACTAGATCAACGCACAACGAGGCCCCCGGACCAGACCGGCCCGGGGCCTCGTTGCGTGGCAGAGCCGCCGCACGGTTGCCACATCAACCGCTTGGCATATGACGTAGGCATAGTTACAGCGTGTGGGGCCGTGACTAGACCCACAACGCCACATCCTCCAAACGGGTGACGCCGTCACAGATTCAAGAACCGGAATTCGCTATGGACGTTGACTTAGCGTGTACAAGTGAAACGCCCCAGCACGCCAGCGAACAACTGGCGAGCCGGGGCGCAGCAACGGGAGGAGGTCAGGAACGGATGAACCGAAGCACCTTGTCCCGCAACAACCCGACACCAGCCGGGGCGTACACCGCGAACTTCAAGCACGCAACCAGCGTCACAGCCGGCCCGATTGCCAACCAGGGGTCCACCCCCTCCACGGCGACCAACTCGGTGAACGACACGCCGCCCACCAACACCAACACCGAGTCGGTGGCCGGATGAGAACTGCGACCAGGCGCCGCCAGGTCGCGGCCAGAGGCATTAACTGATCGTTTCAGAATGAGTTGAGCCGTGGGTCTTGCGCTCGACGATCTTGGTCGGCAGGGTGTCCGGCGTGCGTGCTGATCTTGTTCCGGATGACCTGTGGGAGCGGGTGGCCCCGCTGCTGCCGCCCGCCCCCGAACGGCGCCATCGCCACCCGGGGCGGCTGCGTGTTCCCGATCGAGTGGCGCTCGCCGGCGTCTTGTATGTGCTGCGGACCGGTGTCGCGTGGCGTGACGTCCCCGCGGAGGCGGTGGGCTGTTCCGGAGTGACGGCCTGGCGCCGACTGCGGGACTGGACCGAGGCTGGTGTCTGGCCGCGCCTGCACGCGGCCCTGTTGACCGAGCTTCGCCGCGCCGGCCTGCTGGACCTGGACGACTGCTCCGTGGACGGATCGCACGTCCGGGCGCTCAAAGGGGGGACCACGTCGGACCCTCGCCCGTCGATCGGGCCCGCTCCGGCTCGAAGCACCACCTGATCGTCGACCGTCACGGAACCCCGCTCGCCGTCACGCTCACCGGCGGTAACCGGCACGACGTCACCCAGCTCCTTCCTCTGCTCGACGCCGTTCCGTCGATCCGGGGTCTGCGGGGGCGTCCCCGTCGCAAGCCCCGGCGTCTGTATGCCGACCGGGGCTACGACTTCGACAAGTACCGCCGCCTGCTGTGGAAGCGGGGCATCAAGCCGATGATCGCCCGGCGCGGCGTCGCCCACGGCTCCGGACTGGGCAAGGTGCGCTGGGTGGTCGAGCGCGCCTTCGCCTGGCTGCACCAGTTCAAACGACTCCGCACCCGCTACGAACGACGCGCCGATCTCCACCAGGGCCTGCTCGAACTGGCCTGCAGCCTCATATGCCTGCGCCGCCTCCGAACTTCATTCTGAAAGATCAGTAATCAGTAAGGGGCGATGCTCCGAAGTTGGTGCAGGGTAGCGAAGTCGGGTTCCTGCCCTTGCGAGCTGAACTCAGGTGAGGTCGAAGGTGACGCTCACGGAGCCGTCCCAGTCCGGTGCCTCCACGAGCGTGAGGGCCCCATCCTCGGCCTCGACGACTCGCACCGTGATCTCGCCGCAGTCCTCACCTGGAAACGCAATGGAAAAGTGGGGATCCATCTCCATGAGGAAGTCCCAGCCCTCGCGTTGGGTCGCGTCAAGGGCGTTGGCATGCTGACCGGTAGCCCGCCACTTGCCGTCCGCGTCGACAGTGGCAGTGATGTTGATGTCGTACGTCTCTAGGCAAATCGACTGATTAGCCCACCATTCGAGGCGGCCCTGACCCACGAATCGATCCATGAGCACACTATGCAGCCGTGCATGCCGACCGGGCGAGCCTGCACGACTGCCGGCCGTCGTGGGACAGGTCGCGACACAGAATTGCATGGGCAGACCGGACGGGCCCTCGCCTCATCCGGCGGTACCCCATACGCCTCCGCCGCCTCGCGACCTCATTCTGAAACCATCAGTAAGCCCCTGGCCCGCAGGGGATTGATCCATAGCTAATTCCTCTGTGAGGCGTCACCCCTCGCCTGCTCTGCTTTGCCGGCTACGAGGGTGAGGGGTGACGCGGTCCGTAGGCGCAATAGCGCTTCAGATGACACAACGACACCCGTAAGCGTTTGAGGACCCATATCCAGGTCGACCACCCCATGGTGTGAACGCCCGAAACCTCGCGCTACCCGCGGGCGTTTACCTACGGCTCACCGAACGGCTAGGCCCCGGACCTCTTGGTCCGGGGCCTTGCGTGTGGCACGGGCGATCCATGCCCCGCCGAGCCGGTCCGTGGGCGGCAGGGTCACCTCGACGTGCAGCAGCCGGCGCAGGTCATCCAACGCCTGCTGGCACTCCGCCTGGGTGCGACCGTGGACCGTGTACCTCGCCATGGGGGCATTCTGCCGGGGGAGCGGGGGCGGTGAGGTCGGAACCAGATATGACGCCCCATCCACAGATACCCTGACCCCGTCGACACCAAGGGGGGCACGTGGACTACAGGGTGCGCTGCTACGTCCCAGGGAAGCCGCCCCGCGAGTGGCACTACCCGACACGCCGCCAAGCCGACAAGCAGTGCGACGGCATCCTCCGAACCGCCCGGCAAGAAGGCGCCCCCGTCACCGTCATTCTCCGCCCCCCAAGCGGCAAATCGGAGCGCACCGTCCTCGAAGCCGGCCAACCCAAGCTTCAACTCTCACCCTCGATCGTCGCTAGACGCGAAGCAGGGGCAGTCGCGCGGCGGCAGCAGCAACGGGAGGCCGAAGCCGCTGCCGCTGCGGTGCCGCCACCCGAGCCGACCATCCCCGGGTGGCAGATCGCGTTGTTCTTCCTTATGGCGTTGATCGGGGCGCTGCCGCGACGAAGCCACCGCGGCACCGCGCGCATCTTCACCGGGAACACGTGGGGGAGTGGCGGAGGCGGCGACTTCGGCGGCGACCTGTAGCCGAGGTCGCCGCACCGGCATGGACGCGGTGGCCGCCGGCTAGTCGTGCGGGTAGTCGTTGTGTTCGACGTAGGGGGCGGCGAGGAGCCGCAGCTGGTACTCGGCGGTCTGGCCGGCCTCCCCGCCCGCACCCAGGTACGGGATCACGGTGTCCTCCAGCAGCGTGAGATGCACCTCCGCCGCGGCAACGGAGAACCTGGCGTGCCGGGCGGCGTCCTCGGGGGCGACACCGAACCGCTCGGGATCCTGGGTGACCGTGCTGCTCGCGAACCGGGCCTTCTCCAGCTCCTCGGCGAACCGGGCCGTGAGGAAGGCCGCCAAGGCGTCGGTCATGAGGGCTCTCCTTCGGGCTTGAGCTTGCCGACGGTCGGCGGGCGGAGGCGCTCGACTCCCTCGGCGCGGGCGATGCGCCGGAAGTATTCCGGGGTGAGTCCGGTGAGCTTCGCCAGCTGGCTGACCGTTGCCCCAGCTTTGAGGTCGGCTGCCGCTTGCTCCCGGACTGGGTCTTTGAGCTCTGCTTCGGCTTCGCGGGCGCGCTTGTAGCGGGCGTAGAGCCGGGTGGCTTCTTCGTCGGGGGCGTAGTCGGTGGCCATAGGGGTCATGGTCCCACATTTGTTGGCCACCGATAAGGCCACCGGGTTGCCCTAGCTAAAGAATCATGATGGCCAATGCGTTGGCCTCTTGCGTGGGCAACGCGTTGGCCTATATGTTGGAGTCATCGCCAAGCCGCACAGCACCACCCGAGGGGGACCCGTGATCGCCAGCAACCGCACCCGCCGGACACTCCGCACCATCGCCGCCACCCACCGCGCCGCCCGCCACACGGCGAAGGCCCTCAAGTACCGGTGCCTCTCCGGCCTCATCGCCATCGCCGTCGACGCAGGCACTCTCATCAAGACCGGCGACATGCTCGACCGGCTCGGCGCCGACGACCTCAAAGACGGCTTCAAGTCCTGGTACGGCCGACACGTCAAGAAGGCGTACATCGCCGCCAACGGGCAGCCCCCGGTCATGGTGTGGGCGCAGCACCGCACCACCGGGAAGTGGATTCACGTCGCCGCCTACCAGCCCCTCGACCGGGCCCTGATCATCGGCCTCGCCACGTACAAGCAGACCCGGCACCTGGTCGCCGACAACTTCGCGGAGTGCGCCTAGACCAACTTCGCGGCGCACCAGACGATCACCACCGGAAACCCGATCAGGGAGCACCCGATGATCGACACCCTCGGCTTCCACACCGACGACGACCTCCACGCCGAGCTCGCCAACCTCGACCGGCGCATCAGCGACCTCGCCACCCAGATCGACCACGGCCGCTTCCACAGCCTCGAAGCCGACCGGAACATTCGCGCCTACCACGCGTCCCTCCTGGGCGCACGCCCCAAGCTCGCCGCCCAGGTCGCCGAGGCCGACGCCGACACCGACCGGCTCCTCGACGCGGTCAACGCCGTCGGCGACGCCGTCCTCGGGTTCATCGCCTACGTCGTGTACGGGCCGGTCGTGCTGCCCGTCCCGCCGCTCCACGAGGTCCGCGTTGTCGAGCGCGACGGCGGCTACACCGTCCCCGGAACCGTCCGCCGTCGTGTGCCGGCCGACCAGGTCGCCGCCGTGGAGCGGGAACTGCGGACCGCGGTGGCGGCCCCGGGCGGGCACGCCTGGATCTGGGGCCGGACGATCCGCGCCTACCGCACCCAGGTCACCGCGTACTGACCACCACTGCCCATCCTGCGGCGGACTTCCCCCCGCCCTGCCTCCGGAAGGACCCCGATGACCGACAAGAGCAGCGAGGAGCTCCGCTTCGTCGTGGAGCAGCACGGTCGGCGCAGCTTCTACGTCTTCGACCGGACCACCGGCCTGAGCCGCCACCCGAGCTTCACCCGCCGGGGTGCGCAGAAGATCGCTGACCACAAGAACGCCGAGCACGCCGCTGGAGGCACCCGATGACCGACACCCCGATGACCCCGGACGTGGCCCTGACCCGTCTCCGCCAGTACGGCGAGCGCACCTCGACCTGGTCGACCGCCACGTACAACGACGGCACGGAGAAGGCCCTGCACCAGATCGCGGTGAGCCTCGCCAGCGAGGTTGAGCGGCTGCGCCTCCGGCCGGTCGAGGCGCACGTCCTGCGCAACGCGGCATCCGCCCTGGAGGACGACCACCCCGGCGCCGCCGCTGTGGTGCTGGAGATGGCGAACAAGGCCGAGCGCGCTGCGGCTGCCCGCCCGTGGGCCAGCTCAGCCCAGCAGCCGAGCAAGAGCCGCGTCGTGCTGAGCGACCACGACCTGTCGCGGGTGGAGTTCGCCCGCACGAAGCACGCCGAGCTGAACGGTCACTCCGGTGACTACGCGGAACGTCTCGGCTCCATGTCCGCCCTCGCGGAGATCCTGCTTGAGGTCATCGACCGCGCAGAGGTCGGCGGCACCCCGTGACCCCGCCGCCGGCCCCGGCCCCGTTGCCACCGTGGGAAGAAACCCTGGCCGAGACCATCGCCTGGGACCGATCGTGGGACCGATACGACCAAGACGACGAGGACTAGACCGATGAATGCCAAGATCAGCGCACGGGGGAAGTGCCGCGTCTGCGGCAGGGAGTACAAGCTCACCCGGGCTGGATTCCTGCCCCGGCACTGGGCGCGAGACGAAGGTGGGCAGGCCGCCATCGGTCTCCCGAACTGTCGCGGCGCTGGGATGACCCCGACCTCGTCACCCACCACCTGACCGCCCCTGGTCTGCTGTGTACGGCACGGCAGCCCCCAACCCGAAGGAGCACCGAGATGTCCGTTTCCCCCTTGCAAGCCGCGGTTGCGTACTTCGAAGGCCAGTACGTGACCCAGTTCTACGGCCATCAGGTCGCCGCCCGGCTGCGCGCCCTCGCCGCTGAGGCACCCGCTCCTGCCGACCGGGCCATGCTGACCGAGATCGAGCGGCAGCTCCTCGGCTTCGCGCTGGAACTGGCCGAAGAGGAGATCCACGCCCGGGGCCTGGAGATCCCCGACAAGGACCGGGCCGCGCTCACCTCGCTCCGCCGCCTCGCAGACGACACCACCACCCAGGAGCCCCCGCGATGATCCAGCCCGGACAGACCCGCGACTGGGCGCACTGGCGCACCGGATACGTCCTGGAGGAAGTGGGAGAGCTTGCGGCCAAGCCCGACCATTCACCCGCGGAGCCCCAATAGGGCAGATTAAGACGGCATGAATGGCATGATCTCAACGCCCTAAATCCTGCTAGACGAACCAAGCGCGGCCTGCGTAGCCTCACCTACTCGGGACAGCTGATCATGAACGCTGCGCCCGTCTCGTAATTTCCAATTCGAGGAAGAGTGAACTATGCGCACTTCGATCCGCCTTGCAGCCCTGGCCGTCAGCGCCACCGCCGCCATCACTCTCAACGCTGGCACTGCCGCCGCCGCCACCGTGAACTGGAAGGAAGTGGACACGAACTCCAACTGGCACTGTAGCGCTTGGGAGCAGCACTGGGCCGCCTCCGGCCCCGATGAAGGCAACTACAACTTCAAGCCCTGCATAGTCGTCAACTCCAGCGGCGGTGCACAGGGTGTCCTGGTGATACAGAACGCATCGATCTACCAAAAGATGCTCGTCAAGGGGGCAGTCAGATTCCCGAGTAGCGACGCCGCCGGTCAGACGCTTTGCGCCGAGAGCGTGATCAATAACCCATTCACTCGCGGATGCTTCGCCCCCACGAAGAACGTCGGCTGCGGAAATACTCCCGGCATCGAGGTGCTTGTCTACGTGAAGGTTGACGGCGAATGGAAAGAAGACACGTACTCTATAGCTGGCGTGTCAATGCCCTGCTAGGCCAGGGCGTGGCTTCTGCCTACTGTAGGAGCTGAAGCTCGCTCATCCGGAAGCATCTCGTCACCTCGGGCCCGTCCTGAACCATCAGGCGGGCCCGAGGCGCGCCGAGAGCATCATCAGCCCAGGGTTGTCATCACGTCAGCGCACAATTGGCCTACAAGCCACTTGCTTCCCGCACCCACCACGAGGAGCCGCTGTGCACGACAACCCCGCCCAGGACGACTACCAGTGGCCCGTGTGCGTAACCCCCCGATGCAACCGGCAGCTCTGGGTCGCCGAAGCCGGCCGGTACGCGTGCAGGCCCTGCGAAGAACAGACCGCCAAGCAGCTCACCGAACTCGGGCAGCTGTTCCGCAGGCTTAACGAAACCTCCACGCTCATGCGCGGCGCCCGCCGGGCCGGCGGTGCCACCTCAGGCAGCCGCACCCCGCCGATACCCCCGCGCCTCGAAGTGCTCGCCCTCACCGCCGCTGGGGGAGTGGCGACCAGGTTGCGTGACATCGAGGACTCGTGGCGGAAGGCTCTCGGCTGGACCGTCGCACCGTGGCGCGGCAGCCCCACCCAAGCCGTGCCGGAGCACCTCAAGTTCCTGACCAACAACCTGCCGTGGGCCGTGTCGAGCTACGAGTCGGTCGGGCAAGACATCGACGACCTCCGCAAGCTCCACGCCGAATGCGTCGCCGTCGCCGCCAACGAACACCGGCCCGGACGGGTCAACATCGGCCGCTGCCCCACCCGAGGAGACGACGGCAGCCTGTGCCGGGCTGATCTCACCGCCACTGCCACCAGCCACCGCGTCCACTGCGGGGCCTGCGGGGCCAGGTGGGAAACGCTCGGGGAGTGGAAGCATCTGCGGGAACAGCAAGACGCAGTGCTGCGGGAAGACGCGGGGTTGGCGGCATGAACGAAACGGTGATGGTCATCAGCGCTGGCCTTGGCGGAATCGGCCTTGGGATAGCTGTGCTCCTGTTCGTGTTCAGGGACGCCCCCTTCGGTCTGCGCGATGATGGGCCCCCTTGCGACCGGTGCCAGAGGGTGACCCGCCGCCCGCACCTACGTTGGACACTCGGCATCCACTGGCACTGTGCGGACTGCGAAAAGGAAGTCGACGCCCTGATCTTCAGGGCGCGGCCGACGCTCTGAACTAGTCAACTATTTGACAACCCCCAAAACCGAAGGCAAGATCTGCTCAGATATCAGAACTTCGCGCTGAGGCCACCCGACCGGGTGGCCTCTCGTCGTTCCAGGAGGTGAACATGCCCTCCATCGCCCTCGGCACCGCCGCCGACATGGCCTACTGGACCGGCCGCCCCATCGGCACCATCTGGCGCTGGGCATCCGAAGGACGTCTCACCGTCTACGGAACTGGTAGGCAGGCCCGTTACGACCTCATGGAAGTCGAGCCCGCCGAACGAGACCCAGACACTCGCGAACTTCTGACCCCCACGCCCGCGCCCGCCCTCAAAAGGCCCGCGCCGGTCGCAGCAGCCGCCTGACCCCTGATCCCCTGCGCTGGTGGGCGCAGGCCGGGCCTCGACGCGCCACTGCGCTCGGCCCACTCTGTCCGCCCGGTCGAGGGTCCGGGCGGACACAGACCCGGGACCCCCAGTCCCGACGTGACCCCGCCGTCGACACCTCCCCCGTTCGACGGCGGGGCCACACCCCAGACGAGGGAGGCCGCCATGGCACTGCCCGACGACCTCCCCACCGTCACCATCACCGGCCAGCGAACCCACGCCGACGGAACCCCCATCCGCGGCAGCATCCGAGCCGTCCCCACCGCCGGCCGATTCGTCCACGCAGAATCCGGGCTCGACGTCCAAGGCGCCGCAGAGAAGCCATACGACAAGGACACCGGCAACTACAGCATCACCCTCGTCGCCTCCGATGCCGACGGCATCAACCCGCACAACGGCACCTACGAGATCACCCTCACCGCGTTCGACGCACCCACCGTGACCCGCACCGTTCTGCTGCCCAAAGCCAACCCCGTGGTCAAGTTCGCAGCCATCACCCCCGTCGACCCCGAAGAAGGCGACTACGTCATCGTCGCCGGTCCCGAAGGACCCCAAGGCGAACCAGGACCCGCGGGACCCATTGGCGCGACGGGGCCACAGGGCGCAACCGGGCCCGCAGGCGCGCAGGGGCCTGCAGGACCCAAAGGCGACACTGGTTCCCAAGGGCCTCAAGGCCCGGCCGGTGCAACCGGAGCCCAAGGCCCCAAGGGCGACACCGGGGAAACCGGACCAACGGGAGCCGCAGGGCCTGCAGGCGCGACAGGAGCAACCGGGCCCAAAGGCGACCAGGGTGAACAAGGGCCAGCCGGACCGACGGGAGCCACCGGTGCAACCGGGCCGAAGGGTGACACCGGAAGTCAGGGACCCAAGGGCGACACCGGTGCCACTGGCCCCCAAGGGCCCGCAGGAACACCCCCAACCGGTGACCAGGTCGGCGTGACCCGCACCGTCGACAAGCCCACCGACGAGGCAGTCACCTCATCGACGGCCCTCCAAGCCGACGACCACCTCAGCCTCTCGGTCACCGCAGGTGGCCGGTACGCCCTCGACGCGTGCTTCATCGTTACCGGCGACCCAGCCGGCGACCTCCTGCTCACCCTGGCAGCCCCGGGCGGATCCACCGGGCACTGGACGCCCGGAGCCATCACCCTGGGCGTGTCCGACGGCACCGGCAGCATCCGCCTCACCCGCTACGACCTCGGCACATCAGTCGGCGTCGGCGTGATCGCAGCCGGGCTGATCGTCGCCCCTCTCGGCACGTTCACCGCAGGAACCGACGGGGCGCTGACGCTTCAGTGGGCGCAGGCGGCCAGCTCGGCTACCCCCACCGTCCTGAAGGCCGGGTCTTGGCTGCGGCTGACCCGCATCGCCTGAACCGGAAACCACCCAGCTGTAGAAGGGCCCGCGCCATGGATCTCCACACCTGGATCACCCAGCAAGTCGACGAGACCGAGCGGCTCATCGAGGAGAGCGAGTTCCCGCCCAGCCAGGACGACGGTGTCCGACGCCGCTGCGAGGCGGACCGCCGAATCCTCGCCCGGCACCGGCTCGCCGCTGAGTGGACGTGGCAGCGTGATCCCGCCTGCCACGGCTGCGGCACCGAAGGCCACTGCGACGACCCGGTCACCGACAACCTCAACGACTGCCCGGAGCTGCTCGACCTCGCGCACGCCCACGGCATCACACCCGACATCCTCGCCGGACTCGACCAACCCCAGCTGCCCCAACCGGCCCCGCGCAGCGAACGCCGCCTCGGCCTCGGCGACATCCTCACCGCCACCAACCCCATCACCACCAGCGACGTGCCCGAAGCGCTACGCGGACCCCGCTGGAAGCCCTGACCCACCACACCCTGGAGCCCGCGCCATGGACGTTCCCGGTCTGCCCGACAACGAACCGATGGCTGCCGACAGCCTCTGCGAGCACGCGTGGCAGTACAACAAGCCCGCCCACGCATCCGCCTCCGTCCGCATCTGCTCCCTCTGCCACACCATCGACGGCGAAGACCTCATGCGCACCCTCAAACGAGTACGCCGCCGCCTTCAAGCAGAAGCCAACCACGCTCGTCTACGCGTGGTCCGACGGGCAAACGCTCAGCGTCGTCGACCAGTCCGGTGGCATCCCAGACAACCGCCGCGAACGCTCCATCCTCCGAGGGCTCCTCACCCACACCCTCGCCACCCTCGACGAACACGAGATCGCTGGCCCACTAGGCATCGCCACCATGGAGCCGTCATGAGCACGACCGCCGACAGTACCCGGCACATCAAGACCATCTGGCGCGGCGAGAAGCCATGGCACTGGAAGGCCCTCAAGGTCGGACACGCCCAACCGCGCGGCTACCGCACCTACTGGCGCAGCCGTTGGCTCTGGCAGCTCCACCTCACGCCGATCCACATCGCCCGCGACAACAGCCAGTGGGAGATCGGCCTCTGCTTCGGCAAGCGAACCGTCTTCCTGCTCACCCACCGCTGACCTGTCGGGGGCATACGCATGGACCAGCAGGAGATCGGGACTGGGCCTGAAGGGACAGTGCAGACGGACCTCAGCCTCTGCGGCTGGGAGAACTGCACGGAAACGGCCAGCACAGCGCTCCGCTTCCGCGCACAACCAGGCCATGTCCACAACTGCGATGCGCACGCGGCGATCAACCGCGAGTGGTCTGACGTGATCGAGTCAGCGCCCATGCCGAACTGCCCCTTCATGCACGGCGGGATGTGGATAGACATGCCCCGCGACCTCTAGCCGACTTACAGGAGCCCGCGCCATGGCCCGATACGAGATCAACTACCTCGACGGCAGCTTCGACGTCGTCACCAACGCCCCCGGCCACGAATGGACCGACAACCTCTTCATCGTCCTGGACGCCAACAAGCGGACGACCTACCTCGCCCCCACCGCGAACATCCGCAGCATCCTCATCCACGACGAGACGGTGACCGACTGATGGCCGCCGTCGAGCTCCACATCGCCAACGAGATGCTCGACCACTTCGAGACCATCCGCCCCCACCTTGACGGCCGCGAAACCGGACGCCGACCCAGCACCACAGCCATGGGCGTCACCATCCTCGACATGCAGATGGAACGTGCGCCCGAACAGGCAACGACGATGGAAGTCGTGCTGCATCTCATCGACGGCCAGCCCAAGATCAACGCCATCCACTACTGGGACAAGCACGGCATCTTCCTCGCGCCCGTCGTCCCCTTCCCTCGGAAGGTGAACTGATGGCCCGCTTGCAGATCCTCGAACTCCCCGAAGGTGCAGGCGACAACCGGCCGCCATTCATCCTCGTCATCGACCAAGCCGACGAGGCCACGACCGCCTCCCTCGGGCCCATCCCGCCCCACGACGCCCTCTCCCCGCTCGAAGGGGCGCAGCGGGCCCTCGGCGTCTCCCTTGCCGAGCAGATCGGCGCCCGCGCCGTCCTCGTCTTCGAAGAGACCATCGACATCCCCGCCAACGACACCAGTGCCTACGCGCAACCGCTGACCACCGCGCTCCACCTCGGCGAGCGCGAAGCATGGGGCGACCTTTCCGCAGCCGCCAAGAACCAAGCCGAAGCGCTCGACGACCTTCGAGGAGAGCGGCGATGAGCGGAGGAAGCTACAACTACCTCTACGCCGCCGCGGACCTCGAAGACCTCCAAGCCCGACGCTTCGACCTCGAAGAGATGGCTCAGCGGCTCGCAGGACTCGGCTACGCCCAAGACGCCGCACGCGAAACCGAAGAACTCCTCGTGCTCTACCGGCAGTGGGAAACCCGCGCCACCGTCCGCATGCGCCGCCTCACAGGCATCTGGCACGCCGTCGAATGGTGGGACTCCAACGACAGCAGCGAAACCGCCGTCCACGAAGCACTCGCCAAATACCGAGGCGATCACGACGACGCCGGGACGCCCCATGGCTGACCAGCAGATCGGGCAACTCCTCGACACCCTCGGCGTCACCGCCGACCTCGACGATGGAGACCTCGTCACCGACGCCCACATCGTCCTCAAAGTCGTCAAAGCCGACGGCGGCACCACCCTCATCAAAGCCACCAGCGAAGCGCTCGACTGGGTCACCAGCATCGGCATGCTCACCGCCGTCCTCGCCATCGAAAACGGGCGCTACGTGAACATCGCCGAAGACGACGACTAGGAGGCAGGCGTGAGCGGAGGGTGGGCAAACTCGGACCGCAAGAGCCGTCTGCCCAGCGGGTGGGCCAAGAAGCGGGCGCGGATTCTCGAACGGGACAGGATCTGCGTCTTGTGTGGAGTCAGGCCCAGCCGGTTCTGCGACCACATCGTGGCCAAGGCCGACCTCCATGGAGATTCGGACCTCCAGGGCGTGTGTGGACCATGCCATGACCAGAAGAGTGCGCGCGAAGGAGCAGCCGCCGCCAAAGCCAAAGGCCGCCCCAGCCGCACCAGGCCGCCGGAACAACACCCCGGCCTCCTCTGACAGGCGGTGACCATGCCCGCCTACCTCATCCGCCACCCCGGCAAGGCCAACGAAGACATCCTCATTGAGGACGACCCGCTCACCCTCACCTTCCACGGGAACTGGGCCGTCTTCACCGACACCAACGGCTCCTGCCTCGCCATCCCAGCCGAAGCCGGCGCCCACATCGAACGCGTCGACCAACCCCAACCCCAAGACCACGAGCCCGCGCCGCAGAAGGAGTGAGACCTGTGGCAACCAAGGGACGAAGCCGACGAGGCAACGCCGAAACCCTCCGCCGCTACTGGACCACCGGACCAGGCGCGGCCAAGATCCGATGGGGAACACCCGGCGACTGGACCAGGTGCAACAAGCAGCTGTCCCGCTACATGGGCGCCAGAGCCAAGGGCTACTGCCAGCTCATGCACCGACGGGCAACCGGGGTCTACACCGGATCTCGCGCTAACACAGGGCGGCGACGCCGTGGCTGACTACACCATCCAGCCCGGCGAATGGGGGATCCACGGCGTCACCCTTACAGCCGCCACAGTTACCACCATCCGCTTCCCCGACGACGTCGACGAAATCGAAGTCCTCAGCCACGACGGAGCAGCGGCCATCTACTTCACCGTCGACGGATCGACCCCCGCAGTCGAAGGCCGCGGCAGCCGCGTCATCCCCGCCGCCATCAGCAGCGCCCAAGTTGAGCCGCCCACCGCCGGCCCGACCATCGTCAAGCTCATCTCCGCAGGAACACCGCGGATCTCCGTGATGAGGACGTCATGAGGCGACACGTCTACACCCCCAAAGTCCCCGACGCCGAGACCGACGCCATGGTCAAAACCCTGGCATCGTCCGCCCTCGCAGGGAACGAAGAAGTGGCCGCCGCGCTCGCCGCCCAGAAGGTGCAGCAGGACGCACGGGACGCCGAGATGGCCACCCGCATCGCCACACTCGCCGACATCGCCAGCCAGCTCGCGCCGCTCCAGCAGAGCGCCAGCGTCGAGCACGCCCGGCTCCAGGGACTCATCGACGACGGAGTAGCGGAACTCCAGTCCCTCCGGTCCCTCATCGCCGACGCGCAAGCCGACGCCGACAGTGCCGGAGTCCAAGCCCAGGCCGCCCTCAACAAAGCCAGCACAGCCCTCGGCGCCGCCCAGGACGCGGGCAGCATGGCCGTCGAAGCCGGCGCCAACGCCACAGCCGCCAAGAACGAGGCCGCCGGCGCGAAGACTGCGGCCCTCTCCGCGCAGGCCGAAGCCACCGCGGCACAAACCGCGGCCGGACTTGCAACAGCAGACGCCGCCACAGCCAAGACCGCAGCGGCCACCGCACAGACCGCGGCGCAAGACGCCGCCAGCAAAGCCACCACAGCCACAACCACCGCGGCCAGCGCCAAGACCACCGCCGACACCGCAGCAGCCACCGCGACCGCGGCACAAGCGGCAGCCACCACAGCCGGCACCAAGGCCGACCAAGCACAGGCAGCGACCACAGCAGCAGCGACCAGGACGACAACCCTGGAAGCCGGCGTCGCAGCCCTCCAAGGCAAGACGCTTACCCTGCGGCGAGCCGTCCCCACACTGCCCCTCATCGCCCTCGGAGCCACCTACGACCAGACCATCACCTGGTCCACCCCCATGCCATCCACCACCTACGACGTCGACATCGCCCAATCAGCAGGACTCATCGGCAAGGCCACAGCGAAGATCAAAGCAGGAACCCAGACCGCAGCCGGCCTCACCATCACCGTCACCGCGAGCCTCCTCGTCGCGGCAGGGCAGACCCTCGACGTCACCGCCTACCGGTACGGGTAGGGCGCTGGCCGGCCAGGCAGGCAGCAGGGCGAGGTCGCAGTGGTCACGTGCGAGGTGATCATGCGATTGGTGATCAAGGTTCGACGAAGAAGATCGAATCTGAATCGAAGATCAAGAAGCGAAGATCAAACACAAGCCGACCGAGACAACGCCCTCGCCCGCATCGGCCGACCCCAGGGCAAACCTCAAGACCCCAAGGCAGCCAGCCGGCCCCGGGGGGTGACCCCCTCCCGGCGATCTTCAGGGATCGGGGCCGTATAGCACCTGACCCTGCCTACGGGTTTCCTAGGCCCCACCTGCCCTTTCTCCGAGCCTCCCTCGGCTGCCCTGGTGGCGGCTGCTGGCTGGCTCATGTCATCTGCCCGCGCGTCCTGGTGGCGCCGCTAGACCCTGGAGGTCGTCATGGGCACTCGTGGACCCATTCCCAAGAGGAGCGAGGAGCGCCGGCGCGCCAACAAGGACGACGGTCCCGCTCTGATTCAGGCCCCTTCTGGCGGGCCGGCCGATGTGCCGGATCTTCCTGAGCCGGATGCACTGTGGCATCCGATTGCAGCGGACTGGTACCTGTCTCTGCGTGAGTCGGGGCAGGCGGCGTTCTATGAGCCGTCGGACTGGGCGGTTGCCCGGTATGCGGCGCACGTGATGTCGCAGGTGCTGCTGTCGGAGCGCGGGCCGAACGGTCAGCTGGTCGCGGCGCTCAACTCGGTGATGTCGTCGCTGCTGACGACCGAGGGGGACCGGCGGCGGGCCCGGATGGAGCTGGAGCGCAAGAAGCCTGACGGCCCCATGTTGGCGTCGGTGAGCCCGCTGGATTCGTACCGTGACATCGCGGGGGGCTGACGTGGTCAAGTACGTGGTCTGTGCGGGGAGCCAAGGTGAGGCGCAGGCGTGGGCCCGGGTTCACGGCATCCCGCAGCAGCAGTGCCTGTATGCCAGTTCGCTGCGAACGATCGAGGGACTCCGAGACTTTGCCGTGGTCCGGTTGCGCGGCTTCTTTGACCGGAAGGACCGTGACGACATCGAGGCGTGCCTGCTCCGTAATGAGCTGAAGCGCCGATCGCCGCTGCGCGACAGTTGCGGCGATGGAGACTGAGGAGCAGGTCCCCGACGTTGTCGAACCCTTCATTCTCGGCCCGACGTGGAAGCGCGGCCCGGATGGCAGGTTCGTGCTGCCGGAGTACACGCTGGGCTGGCATGCGCTGGCATGGACGCGGACGTATCTGCAGCACTATGTCGGCAGGCCGTGGCAGTACACCCCGGAGCAGGCGCGTTTGACCTTGTGGTGGTACGCGATGGACCCGGTGACGAACCGGTTCCTGTGGCGTGACGGGGTGCTCCAGAGGTTGAAGGGCTGGGGCAAGGACCCGGTCAAGGCGACGTGGGCCGGTTTCGAGTTCGTTGGGCCGTGCCGGTTCGACAGGGTGGCGGATGAGGGCAATGAGTGGGGTGTCCCGCCGGGGCAGCCGCTTGGCGTGCAGCATCCGGCGGCGTGGGTTCAGATCGCGGCGGTGTCGCAGGATCAGACCCGGAACACGATGACCTTGTTCCCATCGATCTTCACGAAGCGGGCGATCGAGGAGTACCGGATCGACCTCGGCAAGGAGATCATCTACGCCGACAAGGGCCGGGCCCGCATGGAGGCCGTGACCAGTTCCCCGCGAGCCCTGGAGGGCGGCCGGCCGACGTTCACGTCTATGGGGGAGACGCACCACTGGCTGGAGTCGAACTCCGGCCACGAGATGGCCGCGGTCATCGAGCGCAACGCGACGAAGTCGGCGGACGGGCAGTCCCGGACGCTGGCGGACACGAACGCTTTCGAGCCCGGCGAGGACTCGGTGGCCGAGCGGACCCGGGACGCCTACGAGGCCGTCGAGGCGGGCCGGGCGGCAGACACTGGCCTGTTCTACGACTCGCTGGAGGCTCCGCCTGAGGCGAAGTTGACGGAGGCGTGGATCGAGCCGACACTGCGGGCTGTCCGCGGCGACTCGACGTGGCTGGACATCGCGCGGTTGAAGTCGTCAATCCTCGACACTCGTAACCCGCCGAGCCGCAGCCGGCGCTTCTGGTACAACCAGATCGCCGCGGCTGAGGACGCGTGGATGGCCCGCTACGAGTGGGATGCCTGCAAGCGTGAGGATCTGGGACTGTCGGATGGCGACGAGGTCGTCATGTTCTTCGACGGGTCCAAGAGCGACGACGCGACCGGGCTGTGCGCTTGCCGCATGTCGGATGGTCTGGTGTCGACGCTGGGTGTGTGGCAGAGGCCGCCGAACTGGCCCTCGCCGGAGACGCCCGGCTACGTGCCGTGGCAGGTGCCGCGTGAGGGCGTCGACGGTGCTGTGCAGAACGCTTTCAATCGGTTCAAGGTGTTGGCGTTCTTCGCTGACCCGGGGTCGGGGCAGGACGAGGACGGCGAGATGTACTGGGATGCCTTCCTAGACCGCTGGGGGCAGTCCTACGGCAAGAAGCTGCTCCTGCGGGCGGTGGTGTCGGGTCCAAAGGCCCACGCGGTCCGCTGGGACATGCGTGACCGCCGGAATCAGGAGACGTTCACCGACGCGGTGAAGCGAACCCGCGAGGACATCTTGCAGCGACAGCTGTTCCATGACGGCCACAAGGTGATGCGCACCCACGTGATCAACGCCCGTCGGCGGACGAATGCGTGGGGGGTCACCATCGGTAAGGAGCACCGCGAGTCGGCCCGGAAGATCGACCTTGCGATCTGCATGATCGGGGCCCGGATGCTGCGACGCACTGTCCTGAACAGCCCGAAGAACCAGAAGCGCACCACTGCGCGCGGCAAGGGACGGGTGGTGGTGCTGCGATGACCGTTTCCATCCCCGAGCTGCCGCTACTGCATCTGTCGGATGACGAGATGGCCCTGATCCAGGTGCTGCGCGCGGACATGATGCGTGACCGGTGGGCGTTGCAGTTGCGGGACGCCTACTTCAACGGCGAGCAACTCGTGCGCGACCTGGGCATCAGCATCCCGCCGCAGCTCAAGGGCCTGCACACGGTCATCGGCTGGCCGCGGGTGGGTGTGGAGTCGCTGGAGGAGCGCCTGGACCTGGAGGCGTTTCGGTGGGCGGACGGCAGGGATTCGTCGGAGCTGTCGGAGATCGCCGAGGCGAACGACCTGTTCGACGAGTCGTCGCTGGCCCACCTGGATGCGCTGGTGTACGGCCGGGAGTACCTCGCGGTCGGTTCGGGCACAGATGACTACCCGCCGCTGATCACTGCCGAGTCTCCGTTGGACATGACGCTGATGTGGGATGCCCGTCTCCGGATGGGCACGGCTGCTCTGCGCGAGTGCGCGGCCGACGCCTTCGTCGAGTCGGGCCCCGAGGAGCGGATGCTGGTCTTGTACCTGCCGGATCAGACGGTGATGTGCCTGCCGTCGCAGTCGGGCGGGTGGGAGGTCATCAACCGGGACCGTCACAGGCTGGGTGTGGTGCCGGTTGTACGGATGGCGAACCGCCAGCGCACCGCGGACCGGGTCGGCAAGAGCGAGATCACCCCTGAGGTCATGTCGATCACGGATGCGGCTTGCCGCCGGCTGATGGGTATGGAAGTGGCTGCCGAGTTCTTCGGGGCTCCGCAGCGCTACATCCTTGGCGCGTCCGAGTCGGCGTTCCAGGACGCCGAGGGCAACCCCCTGGACGCGTGGGCGACCTACATCGGCCGTGTGCTGGGTCTGGAACGGGACGAGGACGGCAACGTCCCGACGGTCGGACAGTTCGCCGCCCACGACCCGACGGGCATGACCCGGATCATCGACTTGTACGCCCGGATCATGTCGTCGCAGTTCGGCCTGCCACCGCACATGCTCGGCTACACCACGGACAACCCGGCGTCGGCGGACGCGATCCGGTCGACTGAGGCGAAGCTCGTGAAGCGGTCCGAGCGCCGCATTCGGCGGTTCGGCCGGGCGTGGCAGGACGCAATGCGGCTGGCCCTGTGGGTTCGGGACGGAGAGCCCCCGGAGGCGTCACGCCGTATCGAGACGGTGTGGCGGAACCCGGCGACGCCGACGGTTGCCGCGCAGGCGGACGCCACGGTCAAACTCGTCTCAGCGGGAATCCTGCCGGCGGACTCGGACGTCACACTGGAGATGGCTGGCCTGTCCGAGGGGCAGCGGCAGAGGGTCCGCGCGGACCGCCTGCGGGCTCGTGGCGCGGCGGTTATGGACCGTCTGGCCGCCCTGGGCCAGGCTGAGGACGGGGCGCAGTCTCCGGAGGTCGTCGATGGCGACGTCAGTCTCGGATGACAATGCGGGCGCCCGGCGGCAGCGGCAGGTGCAGCGCGGGCTGTCGCGCCTGCTGGTGCGGGATGTGCGCAAGCTCCGGCGCCTGATCATTCCGTCGAAGTTGCAGGAGACGGTTCCGGACTGGATCGAGGCTGTGCGCACCGTGGTTGGCGAGTACGGGAACGCCTCGGCTGCGGCTGCCGCTGACTTCTACGAGGCGGAGCGGGTCGCTGCCGAGGTGACGGGCCGGTTCACGGTTCCGCTGCTCGACCCGCCGCCGGATGAGCAGGTCAACAACAGCCTCCGATGGGCCACGAAGGACCTGTGGCCGCGTGACCCGAACGACCCCAAGACCACCGTCGCCCAACGCGCCCCGCTGGAGGCCCGGCTGGATGCGGCGGAGAAGAAGGCCGAGGGGGTTGCACAGAAGCTGGTCACGGACCAGGGGAGGGGCACCGTGCAGGCCGCGGTCCGGCAGGACCGTATGGCCGTCGGCTACGCCCGCGCCGCGGCCCTGGGCGCTTGCGCGTTCTGCAAGCTCCTCGCAGCCCGCGGCATGGTCTTCAAGCGGGACACCGCCGACTTCCGGGCTCACGACGGCTGCAACTGCGGCGTGATCCCGGTGTTTCGCGGGCAGCGGTTCGAGCTGTCCGCCCATGCGCAGGAGTGGGACCGGTTGTACCGCGAGTACGCCGCCCCGTTTCCGGGTGATCAGTTGCGCCGGTTTCGGCGTGCGATTGCCGAGCACGGCTGAGGCCGCTGCTCACTGATTGACGTGGTCGCCCTGGTGGCGGCCTTTCTCATTTCGACAGCCCCTGGAGGGCCGATTCGTCATGCCTGAAGAGACCGTAAGCACCGAGCAGCAGCAGGCCGAGACCGGCACCGAGGAGACCGTCGAGGATACGGCGCCCGAGGAGAGCGGTGCGGAGTCCACGGAGGACGCCCAGGAGGCGACAGCCGAGGACGAGAAGCCGTTCGACCGGAAGGTGGCCGAGGCGAAGATCCGGAAGGCGAACTCGGAGGCAAAGAACCTTCGCGAGCGCCTGAAGAAGCTGGAGCCGGCCGCAGCCGAGCTGCAGCGGATCAAGGACGCCGAGAAGACAGAGTCCGAGCGCCTCAACGACCAGCTGGCCCGTGCCAACGAGCAGATCACCAAGACGCGCGAGCGGCTGGCGAAGGCTCGCGTGCAGGCCTTGGCCGGTGTCGCGGCCGATGAGCGGCCAGCATTCACGGATCCCGAGGACGCGGTCGGTGCGCTCGACCTCAACTCGTACATCGACAGCGATGGCGACATCGACGAAGCGGCCATCGAGGCCGACCTCCAGGCGCTGCTACAGCGCAAGCCGCACTGGGCGCGAGTCCAGCCCCAGGAGGGCCCGCGGCGCCCCGCGCCGGACCGCACACAGGCGTCCGGCGCCAACAAGACCAGGCCCCCCGCCCCTGGCGACGAGTTCGCCGGGTGGCTCACACCGCAGCTCAAGCAGTAGCTGCGGAGAAGGTAGGACCCCATGGCTACGGCCCCGATCAAGCTCTCTGACGTTCACGCGTCACTCCTCCCGCGAACGCTGGCGGGACCCATCTTCGAGAAGTCGGTCGAGCAGTCGGCGGTGATGGCGCTGGCACGCCCGGCCCCGCTGGCCATCGACGCAACCACGTCTGTTCCGATCCCGATGGACGTCCCGACGGCCGACTGGGTCGGGCAGGCGCAGCGCAAGCCGCTGTCGTCCGGCAGCGTCGGCATCAAGGAGATGACCCCGAAGAAGATCGCCGTTCTCATCCCGGTCGCCGAAGAGGTCGCCATGACCAACGCGGGCGGCCTGTGGACGCAGCTCCAGCGCGACCTGCCGACCGCGTTCGCGAGGGCGTTCGACCACGCAGCGATCCACGGCAAGACGATGCGCGGCGCGACCGGCCCGTTCGCTGAGTACCTGGCGATGACGTCGCAGAGCGTCGCACTGGGAACTACGTCGCAGGGCCAGGGCGGAATCTGGGGTGACCTGGTCAAGGGCATGGAGCATGTCATTGACGAGGACTGGGACTACACCGGCACCGTCGCCGACCACCGCCTCAAGCCCAAGCTGCTGCTGGCGACGGACACGACGGGCCGGCCGATCCTGGTCGACACGCAGACCCCGGGCAACGACCAGGCTGCGGCGGGAACGCTGATCGGGGAGCCGCTCGCGTACTCCCGCAGCGTGTCGGGCAAGCAGCGCCGCCAGTCGGCATCGAGTGACTCGGGCCTGCGGGCGATCGGCGGCGACTGGTCCCAGGCTGCCTACGGGGTCGGCATGGACATCACCGTGCGGATCTCGAAGGAAGCGACCTACGTCGACGAGGACGACAACGTCGTGTCGGCGTTCCAGAACAACCTGGTGCTCCTGCTCGCCGAGGCGTACTACGGCTACGTGCAGGGCGACGCGGACGCGTTCGTCAAGTTCACCGGCACCCCGAGCGGTTCCTGATGGCCGCGGTCCCGGCCTCCGCGCCGGGCGGGACCGCCAAGCCGCTGTCGATCGTGGCCCGCGTCCATGCGATGCCCCCGGAGCACAATGCGGGCGCCGAGCACATGCTTGTGTCGATGCTCCGGCCGCTGGTCGAGCGTGGGCATGACGTGCAGGTGTGGCTGTCTCGCTATGGCGGGGCCCACAAGGAGTACGAGTACCGCGGTATTCGGGTCATCCCGCTGGAGTCCCGCCTGGACTTCCCGACCGCGGTCCGCCGGGCGGACGCCTTGGTGGCGCATCTGGAGACGGTGCCTTCGACGGCGTCGTTGGCCCGCGGGTATGGGGTGCCGTTGGTAGTGGTGTGCCACAACACGCACCGGCCGACGTTCCGGGACATGGCCGCGGGGGGCACTGCTCTGGCGGTGTACAACTCGCGGTGGATGGAGCGGGAGGCGGAGGTCTTCTTCGCCGAGTTCCCGAAATCCGTGCGCCCTGAGAGCAGCCTGATCGTGCGTCCGCCGGTGTTCGCCGAGGACTACGCGACGAAGCCCGGTAAGGCGATCACGCTGGTCAACTGCAACCCGGAGAAGGGCGGCAAGGTTCTGAAGGCCCTCGCCGAGAAGATGCCGGATCAGCAGTTCCTGGCCGTGAAGGGCGCCTACGGGGAGCAGATCCTCCCGGACCTGCCGAACGTGGAGATCGTCGATCATGTTCGCGGGGAGGACATGCGGGAGCGGGTCTACGCCCGCACCCGCGTCCTGCTGATGCCGTCCTCCTACGAGTCGTGGGGCCGGGCCGGCGTCGAGGCGTTGGCAAGCGGTATCCCAGTGGTGGCTCACCCCACGCCGGGGCTCACGGAGTCACTCGGCGAGGCCGGAATTTTCGTGGACCGCGAGGATCTCGACGGATACGAGGCGGTTCTCCGCAAGCTCCTCACCGCACCGGAGTACCGGCTGGCCAGCAAGCGGGCGAAGGCCCGGTCTGTGGAGCTGGATCCGGCCGCCGAGTTGGCGGAGTGGTGCACTGCGATCGAGGGCCTGGCCCGCTAGGAGGTCATCGTGGCGTTCGTGTCCCCGACCGCTGAGCAGCTGGGCATGTACCTGGGCATGGGGGAGATCGACGGCGACCGGGCTGATCTGCTGATCCAGCAGGCGGTGGCCCTGGCCCAGTCGGTGGTCAGGCCGCTCCCGGATGACGCGTCGGCTGTCGTCCTGTCGGTGGCTGGCCGGGCCTATGTGAATCCGCAGCAGGTGTCTTACGAGACGATCGGACCGATGTCGGTGCAGCGGCCGACTGGGTCGGGCGGTCTGTACCTGACGAAGGCCGACAAGGCGGCGCTGAAGAGTCTCGCGGGCCGTGGCGGTGCGTTCACTGTGGATCCGACGCCGGCTTCGGCTGATCCGTCTCCGACGTGGCCGCTTGACGAGGCCGTCTTCGGTGACGGGTTTGAGCCGGGGTGGTCGTGATGCCTGCCCCATATCCGTATGGGGAGACGGTGCGGATCCTGCGCACTGGGACGTCTCCCGGTCGGGATCCCCGCGGCCAGCCGCTGCCGGGCCCGGACGAGTCGTTCGATCTCGTGGGCTGTGTGGTGGCTCCTCGGGCGGAGACTCCGCAGGTGGGCGGGGACCAGCAGCAGGCGCGGGACACGGTGATCGTGGGGTACACCGTGTACGCCCCGCCGGGCAGCGTGGTCCGCACGACGGATCGGGTTCGGATCCGTGGCGAGACGTGCGAGATCACCGGGTTCCCGGGCGACTGGGGTCGCAGTCCGTTCACCGGGACGGCCGGCCCTGTGCAGTTCGCTGCGGACCGGGTGACCGGGTGACCGGTTAGCTGCGGGCCTGCTCGACGGCTGCCATCAGCATCGCCGCACCGTCGTTGGCGCTGTACCGGATGGAAAGGCTGTGCGGGTCGGATTGGGGTGGTCGCCCACCTGCCATGAGGCCCCTATCCTCGGTGGCGGGTGCGCTGCCGGGGAGCACGAACTGCATGTAGCCGTGGAACAGCCTGGTGGCCGGCTTGAGCCGGGTGCCGGTGACGTCGGCTGCGCGGATACGGAACTGGCGCTCCTGCTGGCCGACTTCCTTCTTGGTGATGGTGATCCATTCGCCGTCGAAGGTGACGCTGCCCATGACGCCTTTGACGTCCATGCTGCCCCCTGCGTGAGTCGAGGTGGTCATGATGCCCGCGAAGTTCAAGATGTCCAAGAAGGGCGTCGGGCAGCTCCTCCGGTCTCGGATGATCCAGGCGGACATGCTGGGCCGTGCCGAGGCGATCGAAGATGCGGCCATCGCGATTGCCCCTGTCGGTGGCCCGTCGGATCCACACCCTGGCCGGTACAAGGCTGCCTTCAAGGTGACGACCACGACTCGTGGTGGCCGCCGCAAGGACCGCGCGACGGCGACGGTGACGAACTCGGCGTACTACGCCCGGTGGGTGGAGTACGGCACCGAGAAGGTCACAGCGCACCACGTGCTGCTGCGGGCTGCTCAGGCTGGCGGTGGTCGCTGATGGCCGGCGTTGGATCCGTCGACATTGAGCTCGACCTCATCGAGTGGCTCCAGGCGAAGGCCGGGCCGAACGTGGTCGTTCGCGACGAGGTCGACAACAACCTCTTGACGGAGCTGCCGACTATCCAGGTGCAGCGCCTTCCTGCTGGAAGCGACGACGGGTTCCGGGTAGATCGGGCGCTCGTCGATATCGACGTCTACGCAGCCACCAGGGGCGACGCGATTGCCCTGGCCCTGCTTGTGCGTGGCTGGCTACTGACCCAACTGCGCGGGGCGTCCACTTCGCGTGCCGTATACGGGCGGGTCAGCTCGTCGCCACCGCCTGCAATTCGCCCCTACGAGAACACAGGGCTCCGGCGCGCCGGGGCCACCTACGAGATCTACTCGCACCCGGTCTCCTGACCGTCCTTTGGGGCCCGCGCCGCGCCCTTCTGTCCCGCCCATGCGCGGGCTCGTCCATGTCTGGAGACTCATCATGGTCAACATCACCCGCGCCGCTGACCTGGCGCTCGTCGGAGCGAACGGCGGCGGGTGGGTGTCGCCGGTCGGTACGGCGGCCCCCGCGTCTCCGCTCGCCCAGCCCGCCGCCCCGTGGGAGCCGCTGGGGGCGATCTCGGATGACGGTCTGACCTACGGGTTCGACGAGGACTCCCAGACGTTCACCCCGTGGGGTCTGACGTCGCCGTTCCGCACGCAGATCACCCAGTCCATCAGGACGTTCGGGCTGACGGTGTGGGAGACGAACCGGGTCATCGTTCAGTCCCTCCAGTACCGGCTGGACCCGACGGAGCTGGAGCCGGACGGCGAGGGGCTGACGAAGTACGCGGAGACCGCCAGCCCTGTCCCGGACCGGCGGGCGTTCTGGTTCCTCGTGATCGACGGCGACGCCTTCAAGGGCTTCTACGTCCCCCAGGGGGAGATCAACGACCGGTCCGATGTGACGTTCAAGCAGGACGAGATGTCCGGCTACGAGTGGACGATCACCACGTACCCCGACGAGGCCGGCAACACGGTCTACCACGTCGACAAGCTGCCCGTGACACCTGAGTACACGGGCTCCTGAGCTGGGTGGGCGGGTCACTTCTGCTGGCGCGGGCCCGGCCCGCCCACCCTTCATTCTTCTGCCCGCGCCACCATTTGAGGAGGCCCGCGCCCATGGCCGCGAACAGCCGCACCACCCGAAAGACCGCAGCAGCACGGCCCACACGAACTCCCCGCGAGCTCGCCCCTGACGTCCGCGAACAGGACGACGACGTCACCGCCGCAGAGGCCCAGGAGCTGGAGGCCACCGGCCGTCACATCACCGTCGACCTGTGCGGCGAACCGGTCCGGGTCGTCCCTGCCGGCGCCTGGCCGGTGTCGGCGCAACGGAAGCTGCGTGAGGGGGACATTGACGGGTTCATGGCGGCCGTGCTGCACGAGGACGACTATGACCTCTACGTGGAGCTGGATCCTGTCCTCGACGAGTTCAACCAGTTCGTCACGGACGCGCAGGAGCTGTCCGGGGAACCGCAGGGAAAATCGCGTGGACCCGGCGGGTCGTCGAGGCGCACGCGGAGGCGCTAGAAGGCGATCTCGCCTGGTACTGCAACCCCGAGGATCAGATCGATGCTTACTGGCGGGGAGAGATGTCACCCCGCCGGCTGCGCGTTCTGATTCAGCGTTTGCCACCGGAGTCGGCCACGATGACCGCCCTGCGGAATGCCCTGACTCCGGAGGAGTACGAGGAGCAGGCCCGCAACGGGAAGCCCGAAGAGGGGCGCTGGTCCGTACTGGAGCATCTCGTCGCCGGTCTGACGGACGCGGTGCGGGAGCTGCAGTACATCACCGTGGTTGCGAACTCGGACGGCAAGGGCCGTAAGCCGCAGCGCCCGGAGCCGATGCGCCGGCCGGGGGTTGGTGCGGGTGTCCCGAAGAAGCGCCCGGAGCTGACGGATCAGCACGCGGATTTCCTGTTCAAGATGCTCAACCCGGACGGCGGCGCGGCTTGACGCGCGGGAGGAGGCTCCCGTGGCGATCAGCGTGGGCTCGGTCGAAGTCGACGTCATACCCAACACGCAGGGTATCTACCAGAGGCTCAAGACCGCCCTGGTTCCTGCCGCAACGCGTGCTGGCGAGGACGCCGGGTCGGCGGCTGGCCGGTCCTTTGGTCCCGCAATGCAGGGGCAGGTCGGAAACGTCGGCCTGTCGATTGGTCAGCAGATCGGCCAGCAGATCGCGCTCAGTTTGAAGAACGCGATCAAGGGGGCCGTCAAGGACGGCGTCCAAGCGGGCGGCAAGCAGGCCGTCACTTCTGGCGCTAAGGCAGGTTCGGAGACGGGCGGGGCGTTTGCCCGTGCTGCCCGTGCTCGTATCCAGGCGGCGTTCCGGAGCCTGCCGGACATCACGGTGGGCGCGGACACCTCTGAGGCTGATGCGGACTTGCAGGCCCTGCGTGTCCGTATGGAGGCGCTGGCCGGCAAGCGTATCGGTGTCGACATCGATGCGGCGGCGGCGCGCGTCGAGATCACGGAGATCGAGGAGCAGCTGCGTCGTCTCGGGGCTTCGCACCCTGATGTGACGGTGCGGGCCGACACGGCTCGTGCCCGCGCTGAGCTTGCGGCGGTGCGGGAGGAGATCGACCGGATCTCCGCCACTCCGGGGCGCATCCGTCTGGAGACGGACGGGTCTTTCGGGCAGCGCCTCCGCGCCCAGGTGCAGGCCGCCGAGGCGTCCTTGCCGAACATCAATATCGACGCAGACACCTCACCTGCCCAAGCGGAGATCGCATCCCTGCGTGGGCTGCTCACCGCCCTGGGGGATCAGCGGGTCGGCATCGATATCGACGCGGCCACCGCCCTGGCGAGGGTTTCCGAGATCCAGGCCCGCCTTCAGCGACTGTCTGCCTCCGACGCGGATGTTGCGGTGCGGGTCGACGCGGCCAGTGCCATGGCCCAGTTGGCTGTGGTGCAGGCGATGGTGACGCGTCTCGACGGCCAGACAGCCCGGGTCAACGTCAACACGACCGGGGCTGTGGGAGCGGTCCTTCACCTTGCCGTGGCGATCGGTGGCCTGGCCCTGATCCCAGCGATCCCCGTGCTCGCCGCGGGTATCGGTGCGATTGGCTCGGCCGCGGTAGCTGCCGCTGTCGGTGTCGGTGCCCTGGCTGCGGTGGCTGTCCCGGCGATCATCAGCATTGCGGGGGTTCTCCAGGCGCAGAAAGCCGCCCAGGACGCCGCATCGGCAGCCACGATCAAGGGTGCTCAGGCGTCCGGTCAGGGCGCTTCGAAGGCCCTGCAGATGGCGGGTGCGCAGCAGGCTCTGGCGTCCGCGCACCGTAACGCTGCCCGGCAGATCCAGCAGGCCCAGCAGGGTGTTGAGGACGCGGTCCGGTCGGCTTCGGAGGCGAACCGGCGGGCCGCCCAGCAGGTGAAGCAGGCCCAGCAGTCGCTGGCGGATGCGGTGCAGCAGGCTGCGGACCGGCAGCAGGACTCGGCTGAGTCGGTGGCGCGTGCCGAGGAGGCCCTGGCGGATGCCCAGCGCGCGTCCCGGCAGGCGCAGCAGGATCTGACGCAGGCCCGCCGGGATGCGGCCGAGCAGCTGGCGGAGCTCGCGGACCGGGTGGCGAATGCCCAGTTGTCGGAGCGGGACGCGGTCCTCGATGTACAGGAGGCCCGCGCCCGGCTTCAGGCTGTGTCCGCTGTCGGGTCCAAGGCGACGCTGCTGGAGCAGCAGCGCGCCCAGCTGGCCTACGACCAGGCGACGCAGCGGCTGAAGGAGCAGAAGGCCGAAACGAAGGCCCTGTCCGACGAGAAGAAGAAGGCCGACAAGGCCGGCGTCGAGGGCTCGGACACGGTCAAGGAAGCCCAGGAACGTATCGCCGCGGCGGAGAAGGCTGTCGCCGACCAGGACAAGGCGCTGGCGAAGGCCCGCGAGGATGCGGCCCGCCAGAGCATCCGCTCCCAGCAGGACATTGCGGAGGCCCAGGAGAAGGTTGCTGAGTCGCAGCGCACCGTCGCCTCCACGCAGGCGGACGGTGCGCGGTCGGTCCAGCGCGCCCAGGAGTCGCTGGGCGCCGCACAGCAGTCCGCTGCCGAATCGGTGGCATCGGCACAGCGCCAGGTTGCCTCCGCCGCGCAGTCCGCGGCCGGGGGTGTGGATCAGGCTGCCCTTGCCCAGGCCAAGTATCAGGAGGAACTGGCGAAGCTGTCGCCGGCTGCCCGGGACACATTCGACGCGTTCACATCGCTGCGAACTGCATTTACGTCGTGGTCGACATCATTGCAGCCGCAGGTCATGCCCCTGTTCACTGATGCACTCAACGGCCTCAAGAACAGCCTGCCGGGGCTGACCCCGTTCGTGCTCGCCGCGGCGAATGCGATCGGCGGGTTGCAGGACCGAGTCTCGGCCGGGTTCAAGTCCCCGTGGTGGAAGGGCTTCAAGAAGGATCTGGCGGGCTCGGTCGAGCCCGCGATCACGGGGCTCGGTGTGGCGTTCGGCCGCCTGTTCAGGGGGATGGGCGGGATCGTCCAGGCGTTCTTGCCGCACATGGGGTCGATCTCGGAGACCTTGCAGGGGATCACCGGCCGGTTCGCGAACTGGGCGACGAATCTGAAGGGGTCACCTGGGTTCGAGCGTTTCCTGGCGTACTCGGCTGAGATGGCGCCGATCATGGCGTCCGCTTTGCGGGACTTGCTGGGTGCGGCGCTGCAGGTCGCGAAAGCGCTGGCGCCCGCTGCCACGCTCGTCTACTTGGCGCTTGGTGCGGTGGCCCGTGTGGTCGGGGTGATCGCCGAGCAACTGCCGTGGCTGATCCAGCTGATCTACGCGGTGTGGGTCGCGACGAAGCTGTGGACCCTGGCGATGATCGCGTTCAACCTGGTCATGGCCGCCAACCCGATCACGCTGATCATCATCGCGATCGTGGCGCTCGTCGCAGCCGTGGTCTATGCGTACAACAACTTCGAGACGTTCCGGAACATCGTCAACGCGGTCTGGGCTGCGATCCAGGTCGCCGCACAGTGGGCGTGGGACAACGTCCTGAAGCCGGTGTTCACCGCGATCTGGTCGGCGTTGCAGACGGTGGGCCGCTGGGCGTCCTGGCTGTGGACTGAGGTCCTCAGTCCCGTTTTCGGATTCATCGCGACTGCCGCACAGGTGCTCCTCACTGCCGTCGTTGTGCTGGTGCTGCTTCCGATCATCGCGGCCATCAAGGTGCTTGGTGCCATTGGGAAGTGGCTGTGGGAGAAGGCGCTGGGCCCGGCTTTCGAGAAGATAGGGCAGGACGCGACCTGGTTGTGGGAAACCGTTCTGTCGCCGGTTTTCAAGTGGATCGGCGAAGCCGCGAAGTGGCTGTGGACCAGCATGGTCAAGCCTGCCTTCAAGAGCTTCCGGGATGGATTCGCCAGTGTCGGCAGTGACGCGAAGACAGTGTGGGAGGACGTCCTGTCGCCCGTCTTCGGGTGGATCGGACAGAAGGGCAAGTGGCTGTGGGATGAGGCCCTCAAGCCGCAGTTCGACCTGATCAAGAAGGGCGTCAAGGCGGTCGGTGACGCGTTCGGCGACGCGAAGGACGCCATCAAGGAGCAGTGGTCCAAGCTCTCCGAGATCGCGAAGAAGCCGGTCACTTTCATCATCGACCAGGTCTACAACGAGGGCATCCGTGGCGTCTGGAACAAGGTCGCTTCGGCGTTCGGCGCCCCGAAGCTGGAGAAGTTCACCGGCTTCGCCCGAGGCGGCATTTTGCCGGGCCAGTCGTCCTACAGGCAGGGCGACAGCCATTTGGTACCGATGCGCCTGGGTGAGGGTGTCGCGGTGTCCGAGGCGATGCGCGACCCCTACGAGCGGGCCCGGCTGCTTGCGGTGAACAAGGCCGCCATGCGCGGCCAGTCGCTGCAACCGTTCCAGCAGGAGGGGTTCGCGAAGGGCGGCATCTTCGACTGGGTCGGTAAGGCGGCGGGGAAGACCGTCGACCTGGCGAAGGCTGGGGTGTCATGGCTGAAGGACGGGGTCAAGGCGTCCGCACAGGCCGGGCTGGACAAAGTGGTCAAGCCGCTGCTCAACAGGATCGCCGGGTCGAAGTCTCTGTACCGGGACATGATTTCCGGCATCCCGAAGAGGATGATCAGCTCCATTCTCGACTTCGGGGGCAAGGCCGACGGCAAACTGGAGGCTGCCGGGATCGGCGGTGGCGGTTTCAAGGCCGGGCTGAAGTGGGCCCGCACCCAGCACGGCAAACCGTACCAATGGGGCGGCAACGGCAACCCCAGCTGGGACTGCTCCGGCCTGGTGTCAGCGATCGAGTCCGTCATCCGCGGGCAGAAGCCGCACCGCAGGTGGGCCACGGGGGCGTTCTCCGGGAAGACCGCCCCTTCCGGGTGGCAGCTCGGCGGCAAGAGCCCCTACATGATCGGCATCACGAACGCGGGCGTCGGCCACACCGCAGGCACCATCAACGGCGTCAACGTGGAGAGCAGGGGCGGCGACGGCGTCGTCATCGGCTCCCGGGCCCGCTCCTACAAGGACAACCTGTTCACCCACCAGTACGCCTACAAGGGCACCTACGACCAAGGAGGCTACCTGCAACCCGGCCTCAACCTCGCCTACAACGGGACCGGCCGGCCCGAGCCCGTCTTCACCACAGCCCAGGCCAATGCGCTCGGCGCTGCTGCAACACAGCCGGCGGGCGGGTTCGCTCCCGGACAGCCGGTGACTCTGGTGGTGCAGGACGGGCCGACCCTGCACGCCTACGTGTCGGACCTTGCCAAGCATGAGGTCGGGGCGAACAACGCCCAGGTACTGACCGCGCTCCGAGCGCGCCCAGGAAGGTGACGCATGATTCCCGGGAACTTCCTGTCCGCGACCACGGAGGCCGTTGACCCGAACACCTCCGGGTGGGCTGCCAAACTGAACTGCACGATCAGCTTGGGAACCGGCGGCCGGAACGGCGACGGCACCCTGAAGCTCACCTCGACGGCGTCGGGGGAGATGCAGGCCCGCACGGCGTCGTCCTACGACGTTGTCGTCGGGGTCACCTACGCGGCGTTCTGTGACGCCTCCGGTACGACGGTGCCGGAGCGGATCGGGATCCGGTGGCTGACCAGCACCGGAACTGAGGTGTCCGTCACGTGGGGGCTGACCACCGCTACCGCGTCTGCCACATGGCACCGGATCAGTGTGGGCGGGGTAGCCCCGATGGGGGCTGCCCGCGCCCAGGTTCTCGTCTCGGCAAGCCCCGCGGCGGGAGCGGTGGTCAGCAACTTCGAGAACGTCTACTTCGGCTGGCCACTTCGCTTCGCCGGGAACCTGTTCAGCTTCAACACGGAGCAGGCGGAGATCGACGCCACCGGGTGGGCTGTCGAATCCAACGGCACTCTGTCCCGGACTGTGCCGATGTTCTCCTGGCCGGTGGACTGGTACTACTCCGGCGGCCAGGTCACCACTCTCACGGTCACGGCGAACGGCAACGCATCTGCCCTGTCGGTGGAACGCCCGCCGGTCACCCCGGGCATGGAGTACGTCGGCTACGCCTACCTGAACCCGCCGACGTCGGGGTCGGCATGCTGGGTGGAGCTGCGGTTCTACGATGCGGGCGGATCCCAGATTCAGGCAACCAGATCGACTCTCGCGGCGCCGAGCACGGGGACCTACCGGCAGATCGCATCCGCCGTTGCCCCGGCTGCTGCAGCGACGGCATCCCTGGCATTCGGTATCACCGGGGCGACAGCAGCGCAGATACTGCGATCCGAGGGCGCGGTCATCAAGGCCCGCACCGCCACCATTACCAGCGCGGCCCCGAACAGCAACGTCGTCACGTTCGCGGACAGCGAGTTCGAGCAGGGCGTCGGGCAGTGGACCGTGGCGTCCGGTGTCGCCACCGTCGCCCGGTCGACACCGTGGGCCGCCCAGTCGATCTCCAACGGGTACAGCCTGACGGTGACGTCGTCGACACCAACAGCGAGTACGGTGCGATCCGGGAAGTACCCGGTGACAGAGCTCCTGCCGTGGCGGCCTTCGGTGGCCCTGAAGCGCGTGGCCGGATCGTGGACCCTCACGTCCATATCGGTCCGCTGGTTCGACGCAACGGACTCGCTGATCACCACCACGACCAGCTCGGCAGTCGCGATCCCGTCGGACGGGGCCTGGTGGTCCTACAGCGCAGACACAACTGCCCCGGCCGCGGCAGCGACTGCGCAGATCGACGTGGTCCTCGCCGCTGGGGCAACGTCGTCGACACTGCAAGTGGATCTGGTGCGGCTCACCCAGGTACTGCCTGCGATCGAGGTGGAATCCGACGACTCCACGGCGAGCATCAGTCTCATCGCGCGGGAGCTCGTCACCTCCCGGACCATGACCGTGTACCGCATCGGGCCGGACGGTAGCCGCACCGTGGTCCGAGGCAGAGCCGGCCTGCTGGAGAACGTCCCGATAACCGATGAGACGCTGAGCGTCGAGGACTACGAAGCCCCCCTCGGGGTGCCGGTGTCGTACCGCCTGGAGTTTCTCAACGGCACGACCGGAAAGTACGCGGGGGCCTACACCTCACTCCGCGCCACCATCGCAGTGGGCGACCGGAACTACTCGTGGCTGAAGGACCCGGCCCGTCCACAGCTCAACCTGCGCGTTCTGGTGAAACAGGCCCCGGACTGGACGCAGCCGATCGAGCAGAACGCCATGCGTATCCGCGGCCGGCAGAACGCTCTGGTGCTGTCTGGGCAGCGGGGAGGCCGCGAAGGCTCGCTGGTGGTGTGGACGCAAACCGACAGCGAGCGTGAGGCTCTGCGGCGGCTCCTCGCGTCAGGTGCGACGCTGCTGTGGCAGTCGGCGCCGGACGTGGGAGAGCCGGACGTGTACGTGTCTGTCGGCAGCACAGCGGCACCGCGGGTGAGCTCGTTCGCACCGGAGTCGTGGCGGGAGTGGACGCTCCCGCTGACCGAGCAGGACCGGCCGACTACCGGTCTGGCCGGTTCGGCGACGTGGACGGTGCAGGACGTCCTGGTGGAAAACGAATCGGTGCTGTCGCTGATCTCCCGGTACGCCACTGTGCTCGACCTCGCACTGGACCAGCGCAGCAGTTAGGGGACACCCGTGTACGCCGCCCCATCTGCCCGGTTCCTGCCGGCCCTGGCGTTGCCACACACCCCGTACACGGAGGTGCAGCTCCATGCCGGGGACGGCACTGTGCGACTCCTCGACCATGTGGGGGGCAGCGTCACAGCGAATCGCGGTGCGGCTGTCCGCCGGACCTGCCAGGTCACCGTCCCGGATACATCCCTGATCCCGATCCGCCCCGAGGGGCAGATGGTGATCTACGGGGCCCGGCTGCGGATCCTGCGCGGCATCACATTCCCTGACGGCATCACCGAGAAGGTTCCCCTGGGCGAGTTCCGGGTCGACAGCGTGGAGGGCGACCCGGACTACGGGCCGGTCACGATCAACGGGTCGGGGCTGGAGGCCATCGTGGCCGCCGACGCGTTCCTGTCCCCGCACACCACCCGCGGCGGCACCTCTGCGGTCTCTGCGATCACGAACCTGATCCGGGCCGCCATCCCGGACGCGGTGATCGTGAACAGTGCGGCCGACGCCACCCTGGGCACCACCACCTGGAACGCGCAAGGTGACCGATGGACGGCAATCAAGGCCTGCGCCACCGCGATCGGCGCCGAGGTGTACGCGGACGCGGACGGCCAATTCATCATTTCCGAGCTTCCCGACCTGGCCACAGCCCCCATCGCCTGGACAGTCGATGCAGGCGAGGGCGGCGTGCTGATCGGAGCGAACCGCGGCTACTCCCGCGACGGCATGTACAACCTCGTCGTTGCGTCGGGGGAGAACACCGAGGACAACATCCCGCCCGTCTCAGCGACGGCCCTGGACGACGACCCGACGAGCCCCACCTACGTGTACGGGCCTTTCGGGAGAGTGCCCCGCTTCTACTCCAGCAGCCTCCTCACCAACCCGGGCCAGTGCGCCACCGCCGCTGCGAAGATCCTCCGGGACGCGGTGAAGCCGGCGGCGACGGTAACGATCGAAGCGGCACCGAATCCGTGCCTCGAACCCGGCGACGTCCTGCGTGTCACCTATCAGAGCGGGGAGCGGGAACTCCACCAGATCCAGTCCCTCACCATCGATCTCGGGCTCGGGTCGACAACGTTCGAGACCATCGGCGGCAGGGAGGACTCCTGATGCCCAACGGCGTGAACGCCACAGCCCTCGATATGGCGGCCGGCCTGGCCGCCTCGGTCAGCACGGTGGGCGCCGAGGACCCGCATCTTCAGGGCGCGGACTGGCAGACCGCCGTCGTCACCAGCGTGCAGACGGACGGCCTAGTGGGTGTCGGGGCCATCCGCGCACGGCGCCTGGACAGCTACCTGAACCCTGCGGTCGGCGATCTCATCGCAATCAGCCAGAACGGGGCCGGTAACTGGATCGCCCTGGGCCGGCTGGCCCCGACCGTCGACAACGAATGGACGGCGTACACACCGGTCATCACCGGCGGCGGGTCCGCGACGTGGGCCATCCGGGACGGCTGGTACAAGCAGGTGGGCACCGACGTCCACGTCGAGGCGTACATCACGGCGTCCGCTATCGGGTCGGGAGGCACCGGGATCTCCATCAGCCTTCCGGTCGCCCCGTACCGGGGGGCGGCATCGGTCCGCCAGTTCTTCGGCGTGTACGCCGGCGGAATCGCCGCAGGCACCAACAGCGCGATCGGCGGGCACTGCGTCGGCCTGATACAGCCGACCGAGATCGGCGCCCAACTCGACCAGGTGCGCGGGCCTACCGACATTCAGATCCGAGGCAACAACATCTCGGGGACCAGCACATTCACTATCAACGGCTGGTATCGCGCCGTATGACCGGCTAGGAGGCGCACGTGCCCATCGAAGACAGCTACGCCCAGGGCTTCACGTCGCTGGACTACGGGGAAACCCCGGATCTGAAGGTGATGGGCGAAGGCCTCCTGAAGATCGTTCGGCAGACGAACCTGACCTACGCGTCCGCTACCGCAAGGAACGCGGCGATCCCTGCCCCGGTGGAGGGGATGCGGGCCTGGCTGCGGGACGCCGACGTGGAGACCGTGTACGACGGCTCGTCGTGGACGGTGAAGTCGAAGCTGCTGATGCCGTGGACGTCGCTGTCGAGCCTCGGGTCCTACGCGTCCGGGTTCTCCGCTGCCTCGCCCACTCCACGGATGCGAAAGGTTCAGGAGTTCGGTTCGGACGTATGGGAGCTGGAGGGGCGCATCGTCTGCACCCCGGCTCTCACCCCGGCAACCACGACCCTCGGCTTTACGTTCAGCGGCGGCCACAGGGTCGCGAACGGCCGGGGGTACAGCACCTACAACTCCTCGCACTACGGCACCCGCACGACGATCGCTGCGGACGGCAAGTTGTCGTTCTCGGTGCCCACTGAGGCGGGGGCTGTGGTGACGAACATCTGGCTGGACGGGATCCGCATCACGAACCCGGCCGCCTGACCCCAACTACTTGCCCCGCGCCGACTGGCCCGGGGCACTGTCATGTCTGGAGGCCTGATGGCCGCACCACTTTCCGCCGACCGGCAGCTCACGGCACTGCGCGAGGAAGGCGCCAAGGTCTCTGAGCGCAGCGGGTGGCGAACCAACAACCGGAACCACAAGGGGCCCTGGGGCCCGGTCCACGGCGTGATGATCCACCACACCGTGAGCTCCGGCGACGACTCCTCCGTGGCCCTCTGCTACAACGGCCACTCAGCCTTGCCCGGGCCCCTCTGCCACGGCGTCGGGCGCAACGACGGCACGATCGCGCTCGTCTCGTCGGCGCGCGCGAACCACGCCGGGTCCGGTGACGGGGACGTGCTGCGCGCCGTGATCAACGAGACCGCCCTACCCACGCCGAACGCGGCGAACACCGACGGCAACCGGCACTTCTACGGGCTGGAGATCGTCAACCTCGGCGACAACCGCGACACGTACACCCGCGCCCAGTACCGGGCCGCGGTCCTGTGGGCAGCTGCACTGTGCCGGGCGCACGGCTGGTCCGAGCGCTCCGTGGTCGGCCACCTGGAGTGGCAGCCCGGGAAGATCGACCCCCGCGGCCCGATCGAGGGCGGCGGGTCTTTCTCGATGACGCAGTTCCGGGCAGACGTCCGCGACCAGCTGGCCCGCCAGCCGGGCAGCCCCGCACCGTCGAAACCCGCCCCTATCACCCCGCCGAAGGAAACCGAGGACACGATGACCTCTGCCCAGGAAGCCCTGCTCAAGAAGATCGCAGGCGACGTCGAAACCCTGAAGGCCGCCGCGAAGGTCGACGGGTGGGGCTACCGCAACGCCGCCCTCGTCGCCGAGGCCAAGGCCACCGGCGCCCCGCCCCCGCCCGACATGCACGGCCGGATCGAGGAACTCCAGGCCAACAACACGAAGATCCTCGCCATCCTCGACGAGCTCACCGCAGCCGTCGCCGCCCTGAAGAAGTCCTGACCATGCGGATCTTCGGACGCGAGCCCGTCACCATCCTCGCCGCTGTTGCTGTGCTTCTGAAGCTCCTCGCCGGCTACGGCATCCAGGTGTCCGAGACACAGCAGACCCTCATCAACACGTTCCTCGCCTGCGCTGTCGCCGTCGCCTCCGCCGTCGTCCTCAAGAACGGCGCCCTCTACGCCGCGCTCCTCCAGCTCTCTTCCGCCGGACTCGCCCTCTTCGTCGGCTTCGGCCTCGACATGACCACCGAGCAGCAGGCCGGGTGGATGGCGCTGGTCTCCGCAGTCCTCGCGGTGGTGGAACGCGGGGAGGTAACCGCGCCCGTTCCTTCAACCCGACTGGAGGAGACCAGCCCGGTCAAGCCGGTCGCACTGGGCGGGTAGGTGCCCTGCCGTGCAGGCCGCTGGCTGCATCGGAGACTAGGCCGCCGCGGCATCTTCCTGCTGATCGCGGGCGTCGGTAAGACCTGCTGGGGCGTGTCGTTCCTCGTCGACCCACCCCGCGCCGAAGGCCTGCAGCTCCTGACACAGTGGTGCTCGATACGTCACTGGTCCTGGTTATGGATCATCGCAGGGATCGTCACCTTCGGGTCCGCGTGGCTCCGTATCGGCCGCGACGGGTGGGGCTTCATCGCCGCACTCATTCCCCCCGCAGTGTGGGCCACCGCCTACACCTCTGCCGCGCTGAGCGGCGAGTACTCCCGCGGCGGGTTCGTCGCAATCTGGTACCTCACCTCGCACGTCGGGGTCATCTTGTGGGCGGCCACGGTGCCCGAGCATTCGGTCCCCCCAGCTCCGCGGCGCGCCAGGAAAGGTAAGGCGCCGTCGTGAACTTCTGGGTAGCCGTGCTCGGCATGGCAGGGACGGTCCTAGCTGCCGCTTTCGCGGCGAGGGCGACTCGTGCGGCATCGAGGGCGACATCTGATGCAACACGGGCCGCCGCCCTCGCCCAGGCCGAGCCCAACCAAAGGGCCGCCGACCTGGCCGCGTTCCAGGCAATTCGGGAAGACATGCAGGGCGAGATCACCGAGATGCGTGACGAGACCAGGTCCCTGAAGTCCCTGGTCCGGTCGTTTGCCTGGTACGTATCCGAGCTGACAGCGCAGATGCGCAGCCACGGCATTGAGCCACCAGCCCCGCCGGACCGTGTAACTGAGTACAACCGAACTGGAGTCTGATCATGCCGGGTATGACCCCGCAGCCGGCGTACCGTCAGGTCGACGGGAGCGCCGCCGACCTTGGCACGCTCATCGACCTCGGGCTCGCTGGAGAACAGCCTCAGCCGCCCTACGAGGATCTCTTCCTCGAACCCGACCTACCACCCGTCGACGAACCCGAGTGACGCGCCCCCTCCTCCGGGAGGGGGCACTTCTTTGTGCCCACGCAGAAGTGCCCCGCGCCATGCAAGGCCGCGGGGCACTGAGGTAGACGAAGGTCAGCTCACGTCGCCGCGGACGCTGTCGCCGATGAGCCCGTCGGTGTACGTGACGTACCCGGCGTCGAACTTGCCCTTGCCGGTGACGGTCCCGGTGACATTCTCCCCGGGGGCGAGCTTGACCGTGTCGAGCTGGTCTTCGTCGACGCCGAGTTCGGCGGTGTGCTTGCTGCCGTCGGTGTCGGTGATCGTCACGTACAGCGGGTTGATGTCGATGTCGCTCTTGCTGTTGTTCGTGATGGTGACCTGGACGCTCGTGTAGTCGTCGCCCTGGGCGAGGATCGACTTCTTGAAGTCGACCTGCTTGGCGGTGACGGCGACCGGGGCCTTCTTCTCCGGCTGCTCCTTGGGGGCGTCAGGCTCGGCGTCGTTGTCTTTGCCGGGCTTGGCGTCGCCGGCTGCGGTGGGCTGCTTGCTGGTGCCGGTGTCGGATCCGTCGTCGCCGCCCATGGCGACTGCGCCGATGATGCCGATGAGGACGAGCAGGCCAATGATGCCGAGACACCCGAAGCCGATGATCTTCCCGGCGTTGCTTTTCTTCGGCGCCGGGGGCGGCTGCTGGCCCCATCCGGGCTGCTGCGGGTGGCCGGGCTGAGGCTGCTGGTACGACATGTGTCCCCCTACGTGCGGTGCGTGAAGGCCTGACCGTAGCGAGCCGTTCACGCGTCAGGGAGCAGGATGTTCCGGTGGTGATGCAGTTGTGACCAAATAGCGGGGGACTAGCGGGGAGGGTTCTCGAGCTCCCGCGCTAGAACCCAGGTTTCGTCGCCACGCCTGCACGTGACGCGAACGCGGATCGGCAGGTGCGTGTACCGGTCCTGCCATCCGTCAGCCACCGGCCCTTCCATCCAGTGACCAGGGCGGGTGCGCTCGATGGCGAACGGGCGGCCTCTGCCCATCTCGATGGGCAACGCTCCAGTCCTCCGGCCATTCTCGTCTGCTCCGTCAACGCCGGGAGCGAAGCGGAAGGGCCCCCAGACGTGAGCGTCCGAATCCTCCTGGGTGACATCGGATGTCGGGTTGAGGACCCGGTGATCCATGTCGTCATTGACCATCTCCAGCTGCACCGAAGTCAGGTCGCCGAGACTGTCCGGACCGGCCAGGTGAACCAAGATGTTGCCGCGATCGCCGAACTGCCCTGTAATGGCCAACCGGATCTGCGGAGTGAGGTCTTCGCGTCGACGGTCGCGCTCGATGCCAGCCAGAGTTTCCGCTGTTGCCGCCGACCGGCGGGCGGCCCACCAGGCCCCGCCGGCGGCAAAAGCGCTGAGTGCAGCAGCGGCTGCGCTGATCGTGTCGGTCCACTCGATGCTCATGCGCCGGGACTCTAGCGGCGGCCACTGACAGCGAGTCTGGGCTAGTTTTCCCATGACGGCGGTCGGCGGTGGGCGATCGCCTGAGAGATACGCAAAGCGGCAGCGATCAGGAACCTTTGGCAGTATGCGTATTCCTCGGCGTTCGGCGAGTAACCGGGAGGGGCGCTGATCCTGGCCTCGCTGTGCTGGTTGGGCCGGTAGACACTGGGGGTGAGCGAGTTGAACCGCCAGTACTCGGAGTAGTCGATGCCGAGCGCAGTCAGCCGCGCTCCCCGCTGGAGAGCGACAACGGACTCCCTGAGTGTTACGTATTCCTCTGCGAGGGTGCTGGCCCCACGAACTGGCATGTGCTGATCGCGTTCTCGCGGCTGACGCAAGATCCTGGCAACATCACGCCGCGGGAGAGGAAACCTGATGTTCGTACCGAAGCTGAAGGGTGTACCGCTGAAGCTCGTGGGTTCACTCGCGCTCGCGAGGAGTTCATCGAACGCTTCTACAAGCCAGGCCATCGCTTTGACACGGTTCCCTGCCGCCTCCTGACCTGCGGCCTGCCGAACCTTGTCCCGGGTGTTCGGCTGTGGCACGAGGTCGATCATGTTGATTCCAGTGAAGGCAGTTCCGAAGACGCGAGGGGTGTTGTCCTCGAAGAACTGGGATGTGTCTGCGCGAGCCTGCCTGACCGTCTCAGCGGAGGGCATGGCTGCGGTGTGCTTGAAGGCGTTGCGTTGGTCCGTAAGCCGCTTGACGCCGATACGCCCAGCCAGGTCGACTCCGACAGGACCCGCCTTGTCGGGGTGCAGGTTGTCGTAGTAGCGGGCTACGAACTGACCACGGTCCGGTACGGAGATCCCGAGGTGCTCGCTGGTGAGGATGAGAAAGAACTCAACCGCGTCGTGGAAGGTGAGGATGCTCCCGGCTGACAGCGGGTCCGGGAGTTGAGACTGGTCCACGCCCTGCTGGACAAGCAGCCTGATGAAGGCGAGGCGCTGCATCGTCTCTGGCGTGATGGGCCGCTGGTTGATGGTGTCCTCCTGCTGGAACGACAAGGTGTAGCGGGATGCTAGCCCCCACCTCTGACAGCGAAGGGAGGCGGCCAGGCCTGTTCATCAATCGGTCGAGACGTGAATCTGAAGCCGATCGAGATGCGGAGCGCGTTTCCCGAGAAGCTATCGTTCAGAAACCTGTTCATCTACCCCTTCCGTTCAGATACTCTGAGAACCCGTTAGCTGAAACAAGGAGGCGGTCTATGGCCCTAGTTGGGCTCGTTCGAGTCAGCACCGACAAGCAGAACACCGAGCGGCAGCACGACGCCCTCGACCCGATCTGCATCAAGGTCTTCGAGGAGAAGGTCAGCGGCAAGCTCCTAGCCGAGGAACGGCCAGCGCTGATGGAAGCCATCGACTACATGCGCGACGGCGACATGCTCTGCGTACAGGAGGTGGACCGCTTCGGCAGGAACCTCCTCGAAGGGCTCATCGTCCTCAACGACCTCTTCGAGCGCAGCATCCCCGTCAAGGTGCTGGACGGCATCGCAGCCGGGGAACACACCGAGCGCTCCCTCATCCTCGACATCGCCCTGGCGCTGGCCGAGGACCGCCGGCGCGACATCGTCAGGAAGACGAAGGACGGACTCGCCGCGGCCCGTAAGCGTGGGCGAGTCGGAGGTCGGCGCCCCGTCATGACCGAGCCCCTCGTCGTCCAGGCCGTCGCCCTGCGGGACAAGGGCTACAGCCTCAAGCAGATCCAGCCCCACCTCCGCATCGGCGAGGGCAAGAACAAGGGGAAGAACCCCAGCATCGGGGCCATCTCGCAAGCCCTCCGTGATCACGACGCAGCGAAGGGTGCCTCTCGGTGACCGCCAACCCAGTCTGCTGGTACTGGCCGGTCGGACTTCCCGACGCTTCTATCGTCCAACAGGCCTTCCTCGAGCAGTGCGAGCGCTCGGGGTGCGATTCTGGGCAGGCGGCAGTCCTCTGGAAACTCGAGTGCGCGGCAGAGGCGCTTGTTGGCGGGGAGTTCGAAGATCTGGCCCGGTGGCAGGATGGGCGCTGCGCCGTGTGCGGAAAGGTCAGCGACCTTGTCTGTGATCACGACCACGGCACCGGTCTCGTTCGCGGTTGGCTCTGTCGCTCCTGTAACACTCTGGAGGGCACGAACCTCGAGCCAGACACGATCTTCGCCCGCTATCGGGAGCGTCATCCGGCAGAGATCCTCGGTCTCTCCGTCCGCTATCTTGACCCAGTCACGGGGGAGTACGCGCAACCTCGAGACGAGTCCCTGGTCGACTGGGCCGGCAAGTGGGCCGATGCCGCATCGGAGGGCATCGGTCTGTGA